ACTAAAGATTGTAACCACTTTATTCCATACCGTACAGAATCCGGGCCTTTTTGAGCATCCCTTGCATCTGCACCATAACTTCTATAGTCAGCAACGGATTTATGTTCTGCAGAATCACATATAATCCTATCGTGTAATCCTACACCTTTTTCATCCCTTAAATATTTCCAGGTATCTCTGTTACTTGTTTTCCATGTTCTGTATTCATCAAATATATACAATATTTGTCTATTAGAATCAAAATGCATTTTACCCCAGTGAAATGGATCCGGATACCAACCCCAGTCAATTCCCATATGAATATGATCAAACCACTTAATTTCCTGATCTGTAATTGTTTCCAATCTTATATTATCAAATACATTAGTACCATTACCAATAACTTCTCCAAGATACTCATGTTTATAACCATCTGGATTTATTTGCTTCATCCAGTTAGCATCATCTATAAACTGTCTTCCTAACCACCTTCTTGGAGCTTGTAAATAAGTAGTATGTGATGTATATGTATCAGGTTTATTCTTCTCAACTTCCATATAAGAATTAGCCCAGTTAGTTCTGGACTTAGGTGGGTTCATTGATTTAAATACGAAAAACTTATTTCCACCTCTTACGACAGACTGTTGAGTTTTTCTTATTTCTTCTTCTCCTAAATATTCATCCAATTCTTCGAACCACAGGTATTTTATATATCCGAATGGAACTTTTATGGATTTTGATTTAGCAGCTTTATCCAAACCTTTAAAAAGAATAACCTGTCCTGTAGGTAAATATGTGATTTTCTTAGGACTAGTTGTAAATTTCCATTGATCTACCACATTGAGCTTCTCAATGCACCATTGAATTTGTGCATACACAGAAGTATCTAAAGTATCTCCGACTTTTCTATAACAAACGGCATTAGCATCAGGATCACTCATTATACCCAGAACAATTTCAAATCCTATAACGGAAGATTTTAAAGAACCTCTTCCACCCATAAGATTATAATATGTGTGCTTTTCATTTATAATATCCCAGTGCATATCATAAAATGCGGAACCTATACAATCTGTTAATTTGACTTCTATATCATCTGTACGTTTACTACCAAACATTATATTCCTCTCTAAAAATCTTAGCTAGCCCACACTTTAATCGATAATAAAATAGAGATAGCGCCCACTATTAAAATCCCTTTTAAACTGTGTTAAGAATAAAGGGTTAAGATCATATTTGTCAATGAGTTCCTGCACCTCACTATATTTGATTGTGTAGGGTTCTTCTTCTGTTTTGTAAATATCATCATAGTCTTGAATTTGTAAATAATGATTTAAGGATAAAAGCTGTTTACCGTGTAGTGGTCTGGTTCTATTTGTAAATAGGTCAAACATATATACAGTACCTTTATTTTGTAATGTATTTAATATAGTATATATATTATTTAATTGTGTAATATTTTTCATTTTCCCGCCTCCGGTTTTGGTATATCATTTACTATTGTTACTTTAGCTTCTACTGATGTATTAGTGAATACTCTTTTAGCTAATTCCGCCGCTGCTTTTGTTCTTTCTTGTAATGATGGATCTAAATCAAATTGATCTCTTTCTTCCCCCCTCATTACCCTTGTATAGTACTCTAAAATTTCATCAGTATCCGCAATTTTTTTACGATTTCTTGCATCCATTCTTTCCTGTATATACTTGCGAATCTTTGGAGATTTCAACATTTGACAACCCTGTACCCCTGCATTTTTTGCTTTATATCCTGCGTCTAATGCGGCTTGTGTTGCATTCTGGTGTTGCAAATAATTTTCGGCAAAATCGAATTGACGCTGAGTTAAATAATCCGGCTTAACTGGCACAATTTTATACCTCTCTTTCTTTCTTAAATTTAGTCTCGGCTATTGTTTTCTCTATCTGATCTATAAGTGTATGATCTACATCATTCAGCTGTTTATTTATGTGCTTTATAATATTCAAAATTTGTGCAAGATTTTTTATCACAACAATTTTATTACCAGCTCTGAATAATACCTTATTTTTATGTCTTACAGATGTCATTGTTACAAAGCAATCTTTGTCTTGATTATAAAATTGTGAATAAGAAATAGAAACAATAAATCCTTGTTGCTTTAAAGCTAATTGTAATTTTCTAATGGTTGAATTATAATTCGGCATAATTAAAAATCCTTCCTATATCATAATAAAAGTATAATATAAAAAGGACTTTTTGTAAATTATTTCTTAATTACTAGTTAATAGGTTCTACGTAGGGTGTATCGTTATTTACAAAGTAGATTAGTTTTTTATGTCTGTTTTCTTGTTGCCATTTCTTAAGACAAGTTTTACCCATACCCAATTTTATTGAGGCTTCTGTCTTTAATTTACGCCCACATCTTTTACATGTGGTCTGTTCCAGCTCATTCATTTTTAGTACCCTCCTGTGCATTTTCAGTTTTCTGCAATACTTGAGTTTTAGAACAAACTCCTTTCTATTATATCCTCGCCTCTAAGATCTTCCATCCAATTTTGTGGGATACTGTCAATTCCATATATTAATGCTGCACAAGCTCCAGTTAATGCTGCTATTGTATCCGTGTCCCCTCCTAGTTTAACTGCCTGCATTACAGCTAATTTATAAGAGTTGGTATGATATAAACACCACAACACACTATTCAACGTATCTACTACATAACCAGTAGATTTAATATTATCTACATGTTGATTCACTATATGTGAACCATAATCATAAATTATGTTTTTTGCGTTATCAGGCCTTGCGCATAAGTCACGAACCATGCGTAAATATCGTTTACAAGCATAAATACATAATGGATGTGCATGAGTTATACTAGAAATTGTTCCTGTATGGAACAAGCCATTTCGTATAAACGCTAATGGCAGTATTCTCATTAAGGACCCATTACCACAGCTATGCTCTGAACGTAGTCCGGCTCCTTTTTTTAGTGCTTGTAATGTTGTTGTACCAACATCAAACACTCTATTATTAATATAATATTTACCTTCTATGCAGTCTTTCAAATTGTTTAACACAGACTTGCGTCTGATTTTTCCGCCATCCTTTCTAATAGCATCACATGTGGCTAGCAATAAGGCAGTGTCATCCGACCATGTTCCTTTTGGTTGTGCCCATATGCCACCATCCGTCATATCCTCCTCTACATACACGCCTCTGTGGCAAAATTCATAAGGAACACCAAATGCGTCCCCCACTGCAAAACCATAAACAGCTGTTTTTAATTTATCATTCATATAAGTACCTCTTTCCAACAGCACATTCCTCTTCAAACTCTGCGATCCTTTTCTCTTCCATCGCTGCGCGTCCAATCTCCACGATCATCTTCTTAGCACCAGCTTCTCCCAGCTTGTCTTTTGATATCACATAAATGTTCATCAGGATCAATGCGGTATCCGATAGGATCTCAGCCAGATCGCCGGCTATTTTTGTGTCCCCGTTTTCTGTTTTAATCATAGTTTTATTCTCCTCCTCCTTCCTTACCAAATTCGCTCCAAAGCTCTAACAGGCTTCTTTGCCAGTTCGTCATATGTAAAATCATTTCGATCTTTCAGGATATCTTTGATCAGATCATCCTTATACGCTTTTAGCCTTACCTTTTCAGCATCCAATTTCTCAGCTTCTTCCTGATGTCTTTTTTCCTGATGTTTGAAATAGGTTTCTTTTTCCTGTGGGGTCAGCCCCAGTGTCATAGCATTGATATTCATCTTTCCTTCTCCCTTCATGAGCGGTTTTGCCACCCTTAAACCTCCTCTACGATCCCTTTGTATCCGTATGACGTCTCAAATTCCGCCCAGGATTTTTTATTGTTTCTAGTATACCAATGATTTCTATATACAAAATCACCGTCGGGATCAACCAATTTACGCAGTGCTTTTTTCATGCAACTAGCAGTAATGATTTCTGTGTTGCCTTTTATCCTGAATTTCCTCATCTTATTTCCTCCTTTATGTGTTTTGTTTTTCCTTAACTTATGTATATATTGTAACACATAAAGAATGAAATGTCAAGAGCTTTGCAATAAAAAAAAGACAGCCGCGAATCAAAGCTGTCTTTTTCAAAGGAGCAAACAAAACAAAATATAGAGGTAATTGAACTTTGCAAAATTTAACGATTCGCTACTATATTAAACCAAGCATCCTTGAATTAAATAGTCTAATGCTATAGTGTCACTTATTTTTCCAGTTTTGACACCGGTTTCAACTTTTTGACACAATTTTATATTTCTTTCTAATGTTTTTACGCTGTACGCACCCATATTTTTAATGGCGTTATGAACTTCCCATCCTTGTAATCCAGTCCTTTTAGAAGCATCTTTTTTATTCTTACCTAATGATTGAACTGCAAGCATATTCCGAAACCCATTATACAGTACGGAGGCGATAAGCATAGGAGACTCACCTTTCCTTTTGGCTTCATCTAATTTTCTAAATGATTTATCAATGTCTCCATATAACACTGCGTCAGTTAATTCAAATGTTATATCTCCAATTTCTTTATAAAAGGCATTTTGTGCATCCATAATATCAAAGGCTTTATCAGGATCTTGTTCCTTGGAACTTATCATATAGCGATTAAGTTTATCCAATTCCAGCAACAACCGGCCATAATCGTTGTTACAATAATGTATAAGTTTATACCCGTTGTTGCTATTTATCGGCACAACTTTAAAAATATGCTGGTACAATATCTCATCAGTCAAGGGCTTAAACTCCACACAATATTTTTTATTGCGTGTATAAAATTTCTCATTCTTTTTAAGTTTGTCATACTTAAGTATGACAATATCCTTAGATTTAGAAAAATAGTTAGACACATCCTCCCACTTTGATTCCATCTGCTTATAGGAATCGTCCCTATTTATGACGTATAACTTAGAAGAGGAATCGAGTGATTTTATTCCTCTTCTGCCATATACGTCCATCACAGATTGAAAAGAAGTACTAATATGCTGAGCAAAGCCTTTCAGCTTATCAAGATACACATTCAGGATACCTTGTTCTTCTCCGAATAAAATTAAAAAATGTGGTATATCATTTTTTGATATTCTTTCCATCAATTCTTTCAATTCCATTAGAACAATTTACCCCCTTTGTGTATTTTTATTTTAACAGATTTTTTATCCGCTGTCAATATATGTGTTACAATATTATCCAAATATTTTTGATCATGTTCTGTGAGCCTGTAATACAAATCAAATCCGGTGTTACCCACAAAATCATAAAACACATATCCATACATAGTATCTTTAACATCTACGTGTTTCTGCAATTCCACCAGCTGTTTACACAATTCATCAAATTTAAGGTCTGACATTAAATTAGTATCACGATTATAATAAATAATACTATTTATTAAAACTTTACGCTGTAAGAACTCGACCTTGTCTATAATTGTCCACTTTCTAGGAAATGTCTGCATTTTCAAGCGCCTCCATTATGTTCATCAACATAACCTCAATACTGTATTTTTTATTAATTGAAGGAACTTTAAACTCTTTTTTACATTTTTCGACTATGTCCAAAATATCCATATTACAATTACTCAAAAAATCCATTTCTATAAGCTTTCTAACAAATACTTGCATGAACAAGGTACAATCCAATCTAGTGTTGTCTGCCGTCTTAGATCTTAAATTTGTGGTTGCTTTTAATAGCTTAGACCTCTTACAGTCCGTTAATGCTTCATAACAATCATTTACGACGTTTTCAGCACTCTTAACATCCTCAAGTTTCCAAGTAATTATTTCACCGATATTTGTTGCGTATTTGAGAATTTTGTCATCATTACAAAATTGAGATAATTCATTTAAAGAATAAGGTTCCATTTTAATATGTACTGCCCTACTCTCTAATGTTCCCAGCAAGTTAGAAATATCCTGAACTGTCATTATAAAATAAGCCTTATTAGGAGGTTCCTCAACCACTTTCAATAACGCGTTCTTAGCGGAGACATGCATATCATCCACATCTCTAAAAATGTAGACTGTTGGGTCTGTTATACTATTAGCCATACTAATAATTTTATTCACACTCTCTTTTGAGTTATTTTCAGATATAACACCAGTACCTATTAACTTCACAATAATTTTAGACAATGTTAACCTGCCAGACCCCACGGAACCCTCAATTATTATGAACCTAGGAATGGATCTGTTTATACGCCATTGCATAATAGTGCGTATATTATTGTGTTGCCCCACCATTTACTACGCCTCCTCCTTATGTGCACAAAAGATTAATAAGGATGACTGAATAATCGTCTTAGGATCAGGATCCCACTTGATTCTGTAATCTAGTTCCATTAAAAACTCTAACAGCTTGGGAATATTTTCACAATACGTGTTTCTTATATAATCCAAATGTTCGACATTTTTGTCTGTTTTAGGAATATTGATATAATCGAAATTTACAAGTAACATGTATGCCTGCACATCAAGAATAAATTTATAATAATCTCGTATAAATTGTTTAAGATCCTTACCTGAATTATAGACATTATTTACAAATGTAAACACTCCAGAACTGTTCTTTTCCATTATAAAATACGTCAATTCAAACATAGATGCATAATCTTCCGCACCAATTATCTCAAGAACATTTTCCATGGTTATATCAGAGGTAATAGACATACACTTGTCAAGCAATGTGATAGCATCCCTCATACCTCCAGAACATACTTTTGCAATATACACAATAGCATCCGCTTCCACGTGAGCATCGGGCATCTCATGTGCTATAATAGTATTTAATCTATGTAGAATACCATTTGTACTTATCTTAGTAAACGTGTATCTCTGAACACGAGACAAGATTGTAGCAGGTATCTTTTGTGGGTCTGTTGTACATAAAATAAAAATAGCAGTTTTAGGAGGTTCTTCTAACAATTTTAATAATGCCTGCCACGCCCCAGAACTTAATGAATGACACTCATCAATTATAAATATTTTATAATCTCCGTCAATAGGCTTTCGTTTAGCATCTTCAATTATGGTACGAATATTATCCACACCACTATTAGATGCTGCATCTATTTCAATGGGATTTCCTACGCCTTTATTTATCATTCCTGCAAAGATTCGAGCAGACGTTGTCTTACCTGTTCCTGCCGGGCCTGTGAATAAATATCCATGTTGAAATTCTCCAGTTTTAACCTGATTTTCTAAAATTTGTTTGATTATTTTTTGTTCCGTTAGATCGTCAAATGTTTTGGGTCTATATTTGACTGCTAAAGATTGTTTTGCCATATTACACTCCTTCCACATGTGTTGCTAACATGTCTGCATGATGTGTCCATAATACTGTAGTGTATTGTTTAACAGCTCCTGTATACGAAGACCATTGTTCGGAATCTGTAAAAGCACCCATGTGGTACACTATGCAAGCTAATTCTTCTTCTGTTAATTTCAAAAACTGCGCCGCAATTATAGCGGATTTACTCCCATGTCCTTTAAATAGCGTATCCGTATTATACTCAAATTCATTTGCTACAGGATTAATTTTAATGTAATTATCCATTTTACATAAATCATGAAATAGTCCTACAATCACAGGCGACTCTTGTCTTTGCCAAGCAATATTATTGTCCTCAGTTAGTTTAACTAAAAGGTCACAAACACATAAACTATGCTCAGCAAGTCCACCTTCATATGATCCGTGGTGTGTAGTAGACGCAGGGGCGTTAAAATACCCGTACAATGTTAATTCCTGCACAATATGAGAAACATCAGAAATACCCACACGTTCTAACCTAGTTGTAACTTGCTCCTGTAACATTGACACGTTGTTCATATTAATCCTCCTATTTATTAATACATCCGCAACTATTACTCTCAGGGCACCTTCCCAAATACTCACATTTAGGCACCAAATAGCCTTCAACTATTGTTACCCACTCCTCAGAGTAATCACACAATTTTCTCCTTATAACATCAAATAATTCTCGGTACTCCCAGTAAGCTCTTCTGCACATCCTCTGATGCGACATTTCAATTAAGTTGCGCAAATTTCTATGATCAACAATTTTTGTTTCCGTTCCCAATGGGTAAAACATCGCTATATCCTCTAATGGAATATTTTTAGTCTTTAAAAAACTTATAAATTTTGCATATTGCTTACCGAATTGCATCGTATATTCAAACGCATCTGGGTCGGATGTTATAGACTCAGGCAAAACAAAAGGTATATTACAGCCATAATTAACATATCTAGTACTTTCCTGGAGTCTTGTTGGGAGCCCTCCAATATGTGTATACCACTCTCTAATAACACGACTACTAACACCACTTATTTCCATATCCACTTGTACAAATTCAAAGGCTCTACCGTGATTAGATTTCAAACAATCCATACCCCTACGGAAATTTTTATCTGGGTCATCAACACAAGCATGCGTGCAGCATCCTGCTCGCCTGCCTATTAATGATATAGGATCTTTTGTTGTTTCTGGTAAAATTTTAACTTTAATCGTCATATCTTCCTTCCTTCCAATTAACATAATCTATAAAATCATTTTCATTTAAAATATAATAATTATTACCATAAGGTTGAAATTGAAATGCTAGCACAGCATGGATTCTCCCTTGCTCATATGCCTGCTCCTGAGCCTTCATAAGCCATTCGTGGCGTATAGAAAAAGACAACTTTGGAGTGACAGGCGTTTTGGCTTCTATTAAAAAATTATCTGTTAAAATATCCCCCCCTCCAAACTTTGTACCACCACTATTAGGCTGCACTTCACCCCCTATCTTATAAGCTATGTGTAGCTCCTGATTACTAGAAATTATCTGTTTATTATTCATCTGTTATATCCTCACAATCTTTTATTGCAGATTTTATTATCCAACCTGTCCATTTTATATTCTGTATTTTAGTTTTAACCTCTTCTAAATGTTCTCGGAGTTCATCTTCTGTATCAAAAGGATTTATATAAGCGTGTTGTCCACATTCTGGGCCTAACCCATATAATCTAGATACAGGATTAGTAAGAGGTTTACCACATTTCATGCAGATATCTGTTTTTTCTATATCCCCAAAACATTCCGCATATATCATACCTCGTGTCTGTTTAATAACTTTAGCTGTCATTCGGACAAATGGCATCGGTATATCATTATTCCATTTGTACATGAAATCAAAATCTCTATTGGACTTTTGTGTCATGTATTTTTTAACTGTTATCCTATACAATTTATTATTTTCAAACTTGCTGGATACAGATTCTTGTTTAACCGAATTGTCCGATTTATTTGAATTGAGGGTGAACGTGAATTGTTCACCCTGTATGAACTCCATGTCTTCAAATCTGTGTATTTTACTGAATATGCTTTTCATTTTCAGTTATCCTTTCGACTTGATTTTGTGTAAAAAATGCAGAATCCTTTAAAAAATATCTGCCATTATCTATAATTTCTGTGGTCCCGTCTTCCTTTTCCACCTCAACCTTTTTACTGGATTTTTTCCATATAGATATCTTATGTTGGGATTTTTCTCCATGTTTAACCTTGAATCCTAAATTTTTCCACTGACTATAAGTATGTAACACTACTAAATCGGGATCTAAACCATGTAGATTCATATATGTAAGTATAATTTCATTATTAGTCACGTGAAACACCTCCTATCATTTTTTCTTTAACTTGTGTATATATTATAACTTATTGTAACACATAAATCAAGAGTTTTACAAAAAAAAAAGAGGTGAATTTTTATCACCTCTTCACATTGTTTCTCTTTTCAGTAATTTTAATACACCCCTCCTGGTTTCTTATCCTTTGTATCATAGTAAGACTGAGGCAACACATCTTTATGCCCTTTTGGGAGAGGTGCTTCTTTTGCCTTTTTCATAGTTTTTGTCACTTTAGATTTGTTTGATGTTGTTTTTCTCATATTAACCATTCCTTTCATCGTTTATAAACTCGGTTTGACAGCATCCTTAATATAAGGATTGTTTAAATTTGAATCGTCTGTTCTAACTAACTTAGTACTCTTTAGATTAACACGTCCTAACAAACCCTCAAAGGATGATTGACGACCAGTCTGTGGATCAAATATCTTAACACCTTTTGAAGTATTTACTAAACTCACCACATGACCAAAATCTCTATCTTTCCAGGAAAAGGTCAAGACGGCTCTAGAATTTTCTCCCCACTCACCCATTTTTGATAAGATCCTACCTGTCGTACTTTTCACAGTCGGATTTCTCACGGTACGACCGTTAGGAGTTACGATATCGGTGACATTTTTACCAAAAAATTTAAGCCAATTATAGTTGCGTGGGTAGTCATCACCCCCAGAGTTAGGTAACGCTTCCACATCGTAACCTTGCATTTTAGCCTCAAAAGCTACGACACATCTTTGGCAATTAGTTGTATAACCCGTCTCCCCATAATGGGGGTTCGTCCAGGATACAGCATCGTCTAGGTCAGAAGGATTATTTTGATTATATTTTAACGTTTTCTTTCCTAACGCAGAAGAAACACTTTGTTTGCCACTTGCAGAACCTCTACCGCCCATCTTTATAATTCTCCTTTCTATAGTCTACAAATGTAATTATAGAAGAGTCGAATTGTTTTGTCAATAGTTCATATAAAGATTCTACGGATCTTAATAAAATTTGTTTGGGTTCTAATTCTATTAGCATTCTTTCAAACCCTGTCAGGAATCTTGGCAATACTTCTTTTTGTCTACTAGAACCTACTGCAGACACCATTAGTACAGAATCTTTGGGTAGCCCGCTAAAACAAAATTCAAAAGATTTCTCGTGACTCCAATTTACAGAAGGTATAACAGTCATACCATTAATTTGACATAATCTAGCAAACCACAAATTTCTATAATGATTAAACCTCTGTAAAGGTTCAGGCATATCCCAGTAAAGACTGAAATCAGGCATTACCACACCTTCGTATTCGGCTAATATGTCTATGTACTTCATTGGGTTATTCCATATACGATTAAACTGATAATCTTGAAGATAAAAGTGAATATATGCATTTTTATTTTTATTGGACATTGCATAATTAAAGGGTAAAAACGTAACACCTCTTCTGGGTAATTTAAAATCTTGGAGAGGTTCCAATATTGGGAACCCGTCTTCAGTAAACTGCATTGAATCTGGTGTTTTGTACCAATTCAATATATCCTGACCATTAAGCCATGCATTACTTTTCAAATAATCCTCCTTATACCGTGCCTGTAATAAAATATCCAATACTGGACAGAACTATAATAAGTATAAAAGGTAATCCTGAAATTATGTAATCAAGTAATGACCCTTCTCTTATAGTGTACCTTTTCATAAATCAATTCCTCCTTTTTTGTGTGTTTTCTTTTGTTTTAACTTATTGTAACACATAAGAATAGAGTTGTCAAGTGGGTATGTCACATTTCTCAATGGATTCCAAAACATATTTATATAGATCGGGCTCTTCTTTCAATAATTTTACAAATGAACCTTTACCTTGTATTTTTATTTCGGAATTTTGCACACTCATTATTTCGCCGGTTTCCACATCAACTAAACGAAACCAAGAACCTGATTGCTGTATAATGCCAAATTTAACAGCTACATCAAATGCATCAGACACATAATCTATACCTGTCATATACATTAATGTATAAAATCCTGTTTTTCTGTCAGGAGGACACACTTTAGATTTATCTAAATGAACTTGTACTAATTGCCCTCTCGGGTTTTCACAAGCTCTTGATAGTACTGTGCCTTTCTCATCAATGAAATTACCATGTCTAAAAGATAATCTTGTAGTGCAAGCATGCTTCCAAGCTCTTCCCCCTGTCGTGACCGTACCCCCATACATACTATTCATATCATCTCTTATCTGATTGATACCTATAAACGTGCAATTTGTTCTTGCACAGACAGGAGTGGCTTTTTTAGAAAACAGAGTTAAAGACTGGCTAATTCCTCCATATGTCTTTTCAGTCATATCTTTTTCATTTGCGAGCCCAGAGACCATAGCCCCGATAGAATCTAAAATTACTAAAGATATATCACCAGTGTTCATGATTTCTAACAATGTTTGAAATACATCTTCTGCTCCTTGTGAATCAGGTCGAAATAGGATAATACTGTCAATATCCACTCCCATTTTCTCCGCCCACCCTGAATTGAATGTACTTTCGATATCTACAAACATAACTTTTTTGTCAGGAAATTTCTTTTGACACTGCCCTGCTACATCTAATGCTGTAGTAGTCTTCCCGGAACCTTCGGCTCCACTGAACTCCGCTATTCTACCGACAGGCAGCCCTCCGTGTGTCATGTAATTCAAACGACAGGAAGAAAATGGTATTTTATCAACATCTTGAAAATCTACACCAAGTTGAATATTGCCTATTTTCATTTTCTTGTTCAAATCTTTTAAAATTACATCTAGATTACTCATGTTCATCCTCCTGTTCCCTACTCCAATCTAATTTTTGACCACAAGTATCACAATATTTGAATCTTCGCCATTCGAACACGCTATTCCCTACAAGATTACCACAAACACTACAATAATAATCAGATGCATAAAATCTAGGCTTCTTGGCTATCTGCTTTTCAAGTGCCTTAATTGCCATATTCAACGCTTCATTCATATATGTGTATGGTTGAAAATTTGGTGTATTTTTGCATTCTTTAATTCTTTTAATTGCTTCATTCTCTGTCATATTATCCCTCACTTTCACTATGATTTATATACCTGCTATTAGACAGCTCCATTTCAGTAATTCTTTTATTCATTACTTTTTTTAAGCTATTAAGCATTTCATACCCTGCATCCATTCTTAATTTTACCTTTTTATAGGCTCTTGAATAGATTGCAAGTGTCATTGTTTCTGCTTGTGCTGTTAGTTCTGCTTGTGCCGTTTTATCTGCGACAGTTTTCCCTGTTGCTTGTTCTCTTGCTTTTGAATATACTTCTTGTCTTATAGCTTTGCAAGTATCTTCTTTAATACCCAAATCTTCCTGTGCCGAACCTGTGAAATATAATATATTTGCTAATTCTAATATATGCTTCTCTAATGTATCATCAGTTAGAGAGTTATTTTCTTTCAACTCCAATCTAATAACTGCCATTTCTACATCAAGTGACTTACAATATTTTTCTATAAGTTTATCCGATATTTCCTGTATTGTATCGCTTATACTATCCACTTTTTGCATTATAGATTCAGCAGTTTTAGGTTGTTCGACATTTGCTTTTCCTTCTCTACGACTTCCCATTATAATGCCTCCTTCCATATTCTGCTATCAATAATGCTTCTGCCATTCCGTCATGATCTTTCCTGCACCTATCTGTTGCTTTTAGATTCACATTCGGAAATAATCTCTTGCATACTTCGATGGATGTATTTTTATCAGATGTGCAGGAAAATTCTTTCTTCCATTTCTGTGGTGTCACTAATTCGTAACGAATGCCGTATGCTTTTAAAACGCCTTGAATGAAACCAAAACTCATACCAAAGTTAAACGTACTTGATACTCCTTGCTTAGGCATTGCGTGAACGTGTTCAAGATAACATATTGCAGCATTCTGCCAACCTTGTACATATATTAATCTTAGATTATTTATTAAAACATCATCAGAGTACGGATATGTTTCGCTGTTATTTTTACCATCACCCATGAAAGCTATTCCACCATTCTTACCCGGATCAATTCCTATATATATCATTATTTCACCTTCACTTCCCCAAAAGGTATGCTTTTATCAATTGCGATTTGAAATTTATATGGTACCCAGCTCAAGTCCCCATAATATACCCATGAATTATCTTTATTATCATATCCGCTGGATAACATTTTAATGAGCTTAAACGTCATCTTTGACATTATTAAGTAGGGCTCATGAGAGTAGGAATTAGGTATTTCTACAAGATTATTTAATTCTGAATCTACATCCATATCTTGAACATCAAATAAAACATAATTACTCATTTTTAACCTACCTTTCAATAAAGCTTTAAATAACTTGTCTTTGTACCCAGCTCTCTTTTACTGCACCCTTGTCCTGCAGGACAACCTCTACGGTGACCTGTATTTAAGATATACCCACAAGCCAGCGTGCCTGATAATAAAGTGGAATATTTACACCTTGCGCATGTTTTCTTGTCGCAAATCGACGATTTGACACCTTCTCGAGGCATGCTCGTATCTGATGTGCCTTTCAATTCCGCATACCTTTCTCGACTGTACTCTCTTTCTCTTTTTAGTACATACTGTCTTCGACATTCCGGACACCTTATCGTTCTATGACTCTTCCTGGTAAAGATCGTCCCACAGTCCTTGCAAGCCACTTCCGGCTCTTTTAATGCATACGCCATTACGACCACCTGCCTAGTCCTCACGGTAATTAAAGCACTCTTTGCCTGCCGTTCCATTCACTGCAAATGTAGGCGGTGCTGTGCAGATGCAGTCGTTGTTATAATAGCAATCTGTTTCAACGCAGCGGATCGTCATATCCCGAAAAACACTGCGTTCTGGCATTTCTGGGTTCGTAGTGATATGCTCATGCGTCCAGATCAGACACATGATGTTCCACACAAATGCCCTGTCATGACGTTCGTCATCATCGCCCCGCAACCATTTGAGATAGTGTCTGACCGCACTGTCTATGTAACTTGATTCAGGGATCCCTTTCTGCCAGTTGTTTTCTCCGTACTTTTTGGCACCCTCTTCAAAGTGTTTTGAAACTTCCAGCAACGCCGTAAATAAGTCAGGGAACCCATCGCTTTTCATAAAATTTGTCACAACAGCTCGCAGATAGCCAGCATAATGTGTTGTTTGGTATTTGTAAATCCCCTCTATAACTGTTGACGCTCCGCCACAGCCTCCTTCCAGGAGAAGCTCCGCTACTACACCCAGCGGCATCAGATCGCATCTGCCTTTGCCTTCCTGAATGTCTCTTACCGCACCCGTTTCGTATTCTCTTCTGTTTCCGCTATCTTGTATCATTTTATTATCTCCTCTTAATACCAGTAATTACAATTACTGTAAAGCATATTATTGCAACACAATATAAAACACAATCTATTTCTGTAATATTCATTCGATTTCCTCCCCAGCCGCCCATTCGTCGTATGCCTCATTCAGCACGTTATACGCTTCGTCAGTACATACGATGATGTGATATTCTCCACCGCTCGCACTGACCATTCCCGCATTGCACTCTTTTAGCGCCCTGAGCATTTCCGCTATTAAACCTACTGTTGCACTCATCATTCCACCTCCTGAGACCAGTAAGTTCTCCTGCAGTCTGAACAACATCCTACCGGATAATTTTTGCAGTCATCAAAATCCTTATCAATATATCTAGGGCAAATATCTATAACGCCTTGATCCATCATGGCATTTGGGTTTGCCTTTAAAAATTCGCCTTGTCGTGTTTTATTTGCAACCCTTATAAACCTATCTGGATAATTTCTACGACACCCTAAACATGTAGATGTACCGTAATCGTGTATACAATGTTCGCAACTGCCTAAACCAGTATTTAATTCATTATCAGCACACTTCAATAGCTGCTCCACTAAATTTACAGTGCAGTCAACTCCCTTACTATTAAATTTACAATTCTTGCATGCGTTCTCTGTACTACAGCTAACAAATTTGTCATCTACCAGTGCAGGAAGTTGCCTGTCTTTTTGTATAAATTCCAAAATCTGATTTTTCCACGTCTCAAAATTCATCAATATCACTCCTTATATCTTAAAAAATTTATCATAAACATTACCTTTTATATGTTAAACTTACACCGTCTTCCATAAGTACAGAAATATGAACAGGATATCCTTTCCTGTTATCACCTAAAGAAACGAATTTCTTTCCTACGATTTTTACAGGTTTAACATGATTTTTTTCACATTCCATGCATTTATTTTTATCTTTATAAGTTGTACCACATGCTTCACACACAAATAATTTAGTCTCTTTCACTTTTAAACCTCCTACTATGTTTTTTCTTGTCATCAATTAATGTTGTAATACCTAACCTATAAACATACAATGGGCAAGACTTTATAGGACAATTAATAACTTCTTGCTTATGCCCACAAGAACAGTCCAAACACTTTGCTTTCACCGCTTTAAATAAAGGTGTGTCATCGTATGCACTCATTATGTCACCTTCTTACAAATCGTTTTATAATTACAATATCTGCAAGTCTTAGTATTTTCGGTCTTTGGGGGTGCTATAAGTCTTTCTACATATCCCTCACACTCCATTATATATGAAACTAACCACTCCTTCATATCTTCTGTAACTTCAAACAGCGTGCATTCTAATGTGCAGAAATCCCTGTTTTCATATAGAACAAACACCTTATTAAGATCCAATGCAGTACAATAACAAATAACCTGATTATGATGTTCTTCTAAAGGTTGATTTTCCACATTAGCATATTTAAATGAGGTAACGTTTTTCATCTCAAATAGATAATACTCATTTGTTGAAATACGTCTAATAATACCGTCACACCTGAAAGATAAATTTAATGTCGTGTCTATAAGATGTGTTTCAGCTCCTGCCGTACCTTTCACTTTTAGATTTTTACATTTTCCGAATTTCTGCTTATTCTCTACATATTTAGCAACATCTACATATTCCCAGTCTGTACCTAATTCTTTAAGCTGTAAAAGAACCTCTTGTATAGCTTCATGTCTTCTTGTACCTGTATCCGACATGCCGATCATACTATACTGAGAATCTGCTTTATCCGTATCAGCACCAACTCTTGTAAAATACATATTTCTCATACATTTTAAAGAACTTGGTTTATAATATCGGCTTGGTTTACGTCTATTACTAGAGTCAAGTCTCTCAATGGATGTCATTACATCCACGAGAAACTTTTTATTTGGTTCTAAATCTTTAGATCTATTATTTATAAGATTTAATAATTTTCTTGTCACTATCTCACCTCTTCAATTTGTGTTTTTCTTTAACTTATGTATATATTATAACTTATTGTAACACATAAGTCAATAGTTTTTACAAAAAAAAGAGGTGAATTTTTATCACCTCCTATAATAACATATATTATTCATCGTCTTCTAATAAAGCGATTACCTGAACTACATTCCCAGTCTCTAGCTTCAGAGCATTATCATTACCGTACCACATTGTGACAGTATCCTCTGGACAAGCCTGTAACTGTTCTTTCATCATCACAATATCTACAAGGCAAGTGAATCCTTTAAAGTTCTTGCTCTCAATATAATTGATTGTTTCGGTAGACGCGTCTTTTTTAGAATGAACAGTAATACCTGTTCTACCAAATGTAAAGTAAGCTCCATTCTTGTCAAATGGCGTGATAAATAAAGATAATCTATCTAACACATCCAACATTAACTCTTTAGGAATCTTACATACAGAATCAAATGCAATATCAAGATAAGCATTTATTTGATCAATAGGGTATTCTTCAATTCCAGAAAGCTGAGGTCCTCTAATTTCTACACCGTCTCCGCAAAATACAAGATCCTGCCCGGACTTGCCAAACTCAATTTTTTCTGAACTATTTAATGTGAGTAACTGCATCATCTGTGGGGAAATAAGCATATCTTCCTGATCTTTAAACATCACAAATCTATTAAATGTGATAACAATAGCATCACTAGTAACCACATTATCCCCACAATAGTAGCCCGTCAATGCAGGTTGCTCATACGTTTTAGCCAATGCTGCTCTGTTAATGTTATAAGCAGACATGATAGATGTCAACTGAACTTCTCCGATACTTTCAAAAGGTGTCTCATCTACTGGAAACTCTACCACACCTTCCTCGTCCATCATAAGCGGCAACTTATAGGTACCATTACCTTTTACAACTAAATTTTCATCTTTTACAGATAAGTCAATCTCTGTACATGTTATCTTATTTATGAGTTTACCAAATTTATCCGCTTCTACAGTTATATTAAAATCATCTCCAGAAACCTTGTCTATTGTAATGGTCAAGTAATTTGTCATATCAGTAGTATAAAATTTAAGGCTGCCTTCTTCTAACTTTATACCAATTAACTCAGTTAAGGGTATCAATTTATTGAACCCACAACCTTTAACAGATTTAGCGACTGCATTTTTTAATCTTTCACTTCCAACCTTCATATTTTCCTCCTCACTTTTGACCCATTAAAGAATAAGCTTCTTTTCTCAGCTCTACATTATCCAGAAATGCACCTCTTATAGTAGCTGTCTTAGTTTTAGCCCCACGGCTCTTAATTCCTCTAGATGTCATACAACTATGCTCGCCGTCCACCACCACAAGGACATCTTCAGAACCTGTAGCTAACTGAACAATTTCTGCGATATCAGAACCTATTCTTTCCTGAAGCTGTAATCTTTTTCCAACCATATCTGCGATTCGTGCAAATTTACTTAATCCTAAAACCTTACCATCTGGTATATATGCAATTGAAACAGACATATTGTACATAAGAGCCAAATGATGTTCACAGTAGCTAAAAATAGGTATATCTTGAACAACTACTAAATCATCATTATCTGTATCAAAACATTTACAAAACTTATTCGCAATCTCTGCATTGCTATAGTTCATCCCCTCAAATACTTCTACATACATTCTGGCGACTCTATCTGGCGTATCTACTAATCCCGGTCTATCGGGATCATCTCCCAAAGCTACTAAGATTTCCTTGACCGCCTTCTTTATGCGCTCTTTATCTATCATGTCATACTCCTCTCTTATTTGGATCCCATATAATTTTATGTAATTGCAGCTGAACTTTGCAATTATTTAATCCCTTAGAAATTATAAAATCCACAATTTTTTCTGGATTCATTTTTCCAAATACAGGGCTAAAATAAATTTGAGCCTTTGGGTTAAATTTCTTTATAATGTCATAAGCTCTATCAAGATCTTCCTGTGTGCCCACAACAAATTTCAAAACATCCCCAGAATCTAAAAAGAGAAAGTTATTTATGTTCATTGAGGATTCCATCCCGCTGGAGGGGCATTTATAATCCATTGTGAGGAAGCATCCCGCATTACAAGATAAATCATTAATTTCAAGAGAACCATTTGTCTCGATGTTTATCCGATAATTTCTTTTTAAAAGTTCAGAAATCAGACCTTTAAGATCCCCCTGTAATAAAGGCTCCCCTCCTGTGATAGTCACATTTTTACAATTCAAATCTTCTACACAATCAAGTATCTCCGGAATCGTTAAAAGTTCATAATCTCCCCCCTCACATCCGTATCTAGTATCACAATATGTGCAATTTAGATTACAACCGTATAAACGAATAAATACAGCGGGGAGTCCGGCACGTCTACCTTCACCCTCAATACTTTTAAATATCTCTACAACTTTCATATCTAATCCTCCACATAGGTAGCAGTATTTCCTTCGCTTTCTTGTACTTCTACTTTATAACACTTTCCAACTTCACAAATATCTGAAACTCTTTTACATATCCATCTTGCCATGTTCTCAGCAGTTGGGTTAAGAGGATACACAACATCATTTATACAAGAATGATCTAGCTTGTCGTGTATTTCTTTCTTGATCTTTGTGAAATCCACAATCATTCCATATTTTGTAAGTTTAACAGATTTACAATGAACGGTAACTATCCAATTATGCCCATGTAGTTTCTCACATTCGCTGTCATAAGGGAGCTCTAAATGATGAGCCCCCGCAATTTCCATTCTTTTTGATACATAATACATTATACAAACCTCCTATAAATCAATAAAGCTAATAAACATGCAAATATTTTTGCACTAATCATAATCCAGTATAGAATTTTGTCGTTTCGACTTAAAAAATTATAATTCATGTCTATTCCTCATAAGAGATGGGATCCACACTTCCAGCTAATTCAAAAGCTTTTTTCCTATCTAAACAAGTGGCGCATTTACCACAAGCATATTCCCCACCTTCATAACAACTCCAAGTAAAGTCATAAGGGACCTTTAATTGTAAACCTATTTTTACAATATCAGATTTATGTAAATGTACAAAAGGACTCAATACAGTAATTCTACCATAAGTTCCAATATTTATAGCATTATTCATAGCATTCACAAACTCTGGAGAACAATCTGCATAGGCTTCACCCGCAGCATCATCCGCATGAGCCCCATAATAAATGAGTACGTCCTCATCTGGAAATAAACTGTCTGCATAAGATGCCGCAATAGAAAGAAGCAGGCCGTTCCTAAATGGTACATAAGTGGATACCCTTCCATTCTTTTCAATCTGTTTTGCATAAGACTCATGGGAGATTTCACCACCCCCCTTCACTAATGTACACACTGAACCTGCATATTTCATTATGTTGGAGATATCTTCTTCAATGTGTCGTACTCCGTAATACTCCGCAATCCTCCTAGCACATTCCAACTCTTTATCATGTTTCTGACCATAATACAAAGAGGCGGTGATAACATTTTCTTCCCCATGTCGGTCAACAGCTAAAGCTACACACGTCGTAGAATCCACTCCACCAGAACTTAATACTAACGCTTTCATATACCCTCCTAATAAATTACATTGTAAAATTTAACATAGCGATCATATAATTGTTTAGATCCGTTGATTGGAAGATGCTCCAATTCTAACGCCTCTGAATTAGGATTTTCAATCCAATCATAAATAAACTGATCTATAAAACCTATATTAGCCGCAGCGTATATATCTTCCGCAAAGTATACTTTCTTGATTCCAGCCCACATAATTGCGGATAAACACATCGGGCATGGATACCCTGTTGCGTATAACTCGCAACCGGATAAATCATACGTCCCTAAGAGTTTACAGGCTTTTCTGATCGCATTTATCTCCGCGTGCGCTGTAGGATCGTTATCCCTTAAGACGGTATTACTCTCAACTGATAAAACCTCTCCATCCCTGACAACTACAGCCCCGAAAGGACCTCCAAACCCCTGTTCCATTGTTACTTCCGCACGGGTCAGTGCAAGCTCCATATAATTCTCTTTGTTCATAATTTTCCTCCTAACTTATTTACTTTATTTTATTGTAACACATAAAAAACAAATTGTCAACTAAAATAAACCTTTTCGCGTAACTGTTTTTGATGTGTTCTGAATAGATTTCGCCTTATCCAACATATATTTAGCATTGTACAAGATGCGACAATCTCTATCTGAAGCCAGCTCCTCTAAAGTAAACCCGAAATTAGATACTGAATCTTGGATAGTCTTCTGTGCCTCTTCGGGCAATCTACTATAATGATCTTTGTTATTACGCTGTTGAGTACTTATCGAAATTGTACCATAATCAGACATAATATTACCCATAGCGCCGATCATTATCCAGCTAGTGCTGTCAGCCGAATAAATAGGATATTTCCGAAGTAACTCAAAATCTGTCATTCCAAAAGCGTGAACCTTGACATCGGGGTTGTTAGATCTGGAGATCAACCGAAAACACTTTTCTAAAAATTGATCTCTCATCCACTTAGGTTTTCCCACCATTCCTCCGAGTGCAATATATGGAATAGGTTTCCCATCAGAACTCACCCACTCTAAAGCATTTATTAGATATTCAAATGGTTCCCCGACATGAAAAGTATATAACAAACTATCCGGATTCTTTAATCTCTTTCTCATAAATAGATAATTTTCCCACGTTTTTTTAGCCGCAAATTTTACCTCTTCCATAGTAGCGCCATGAACCCTATCTCCTGGAATGAAGTCGACTTGACCACATAAATAAATATCATCTGAATGCAAATTAAGCCAATTAATATATTCTTTTACATCAATTTTAACTCCCTTTGTCCAAGCACTAAAAGCTCCAGAATCAATAAATAACTTAGAAGGTTTTATGTAGTCTTTTAATTTTTCGACATAAGTCTTATCCAAATAAGAGAAGAGAGAATCAGCTTTCAAGTCATGTAAAACAAATTCCTCCATACCGGCTAAGAATAAATCCAAATTAGAACCCCCCAATCTTTGCAAAGCTTGCATATATATGTGCTTATCTTTTTTCCAATAAGAAAGTGTATCTACAAATTTTCTCTGATAATCATAAGAAAGAAGACGATTAGACAAGATACCAATATCCAACTTCACAGGTTTTGCAAAAACATACTCTCCAGCTAAGTATAAATCCATTTCAATCCTCTCTCTCTGTTAATTTGTATCCATTACAGGAACCAGCTAAGTATAAATCCATTAAAAATCCAACGCCTCTCCATACCAATTTCGGGTAACTTCACAGTCACATCTAAAAGGTAATTTAATCAATTTAGATGGGGCTTGTTTCATAAGCTCTGCTAATCGCTCTTTAGCTTCTACAACATTTTCCTCAGGACACTCCCCAATTACTTCATCATGCACCTGTAATAACAAATGAAAATGCAAATCTTTTAACATCTCATCATTATTTATATGTATCATGGCTAATTTAACCATGTCAGCAGCACTGCCTTGTACTCGAGCATTAACGCACTGTCTTTCTGCTTGTGCAATAAATCCTGTATTGTCTTTAATTTTAATGCCAGAATTGTAAGCTTGCTGTATTATATCATTCTTACGTTTCCACCCAAATGCCTTGTCAAGCTTCTGGGTATACTGCTTTTTCACAGACTCAGGCACACTAGTATCTTGTTCAGTGCCAAATGCCAATGGATCAAAATTCAAATTCGTAAATTCATATCTATCTAATTGCATATCTACAAGATGTCTTCGTCTTCCCCAAGCTGTTGTAACATATCCTTTTTCTTTTGCCATAGTTTGAGACTCATCAATAAATTTAGCCAGCTGCGGAAATGCTTTCAGAACTGAATCATAAATCTTCTGAGCTTCCTTAGTGGACACACCTAGTTGCTCACCAATAGATGGAATTTGTCTACCATAAAGAATCCCTAATACAATGCTTTTAGCTTGACTTCGTCTTTCTTTGCCTGCAGGATTTACAGTGCCATCTGGTCTAAACTCTTTGCATTCATCATAGGGCTTATGAAACGCTAAAGAAGCAATTGTGGCATAAATATCTTTACCATGTATAAATGCGTCCTGCATCTTCTTATCATTTGACAAGTGGGCAGTAACCATTGGTTCCTGTTGACTATAGTCGGCTCCTACAAGCACATATCCATCTTGAGCTTTAAACATTTGTCTAATCTCTTTATTGTGAGACGGTATATTTTGTAAATTAGGGTCACTACTAGAAAATCTGCCTGTCTTCGCACCATATTGATTATAATTAGCGTGAACACGACCATCCTCTAGTACCACCTTAGGCATCTTGTCCACATATGTGCTTAGTAATTTATCTACATTTCTTATGTCAAGAATAGCATTGCACAGATCTTTATGTTTACCCTCTGCAAAATGCTTTAAAATATTCTCCCCTGTTCCTCTAGGGGACTTCTTATCAGGACTTTCCAATTTCAAAATATCATAAAACAATATGGCAAGCTGTATCGGGCTAGTTAAAGAAACAGGTGTAGATAATTTACAATTAGGATGTGACAACTTATAATTTTCTATCTGATCGTCATACATTGAAATTACCTTTTGAGCAGTCTGTTCTCGTTCCTCTTTTATACTATGATATTTTTCGTGTAAATTTTTACATACCTCGAAGTCTAAACAAACGCCTCTGTCTTCCATATCCGCTACAACCGTGATCAATGGCATTTCTATAGTGTTGAACACTTCAAAAGTGCCACCATTTCGTCTGTTTAAAATAGACTTTTGATATTCGTACAATTCAAATGTTTTTAGAGCATCCCCCGCAGCGTATAAATAAGCTACAGAAATTGGAACCTGATCAAATGTAAAACCTCTAAACAGTGTGTCAAATTTTAATGATTCTGTGTCTGTTGAATCACAATATTTTAGATGTAAATCTTTCAACGCGTGTGATTCATTTTCATCTATACAATATGCCGCTAACATTGTGTCCCAATAAGGTTTGAAATCAATTCCAAGTGTTTTCCGGCATACTCTTATATCATACTTAGCATTATGAAAAATCCATCTAATATCATTATGAAATTCTTTCATAATCTTTGATACTGTCTGTTCATCCAACTGGTCTTTAGTTCTTGTACCGGTTATATATGATTTATGATTAATTGGAATATATGCCGCTTTCTGTCCTGGTGTGTAAATACATCCGCCTACTATATCAACTAATAATGGATTTAATCCTGTTGTCTCTGTGTCTAATGCCCCCTCTCCAACTTGCTTCATTTCCTTCATGTACTCATATAATTGATCGGGTTCTCTAATAAGAATATAATCATCTTTATGATGTGCTAATTTCTGACTAGCAATAGCAACTATAGATTGTATTTGAGCGGCCAGATTATTTCCGCCGCCCCTAATACTTGTCCTTGTTGTTACTGTTTTAGATTTTTTGATTATATTCTTATCATCGCTTTTTGGTCTCGCAAATGATAAAGCCATATAATCCTCCTTTATTTTTTAATCATTTCTCCGGTGCCATGTCCTAACTTATTAAGATGCATTGGAGTAATGCTTAATCTATGACATAAAAGATTTAAAACACTACAACATTCACTGTCAAAAATATCACTACCTTTTATGTTGTAAATTTTTGCAATTTCAGTAGCAACTTTCTTTTTAGATATAAAGCCTATATTCTTTCTCATATTACATACCTGCCCTTCTACTACCTCTTCTGTGAGAAACGGATTCTGCAGAACGTCTTCTTACAGGCTCTTCTTCAGTTTTAGATCCTGTTTCTGGAAATTCCCCATTATCCAAATAGTACTGCATTTCATCTGGAGATTTATCTAAGATAAAAGATCCTATAAATTCTGGTCTTTCAATCTCTGACACATCCACAGGATCCACATCAGGCATAGGGAAAATCTCATACTGCGTCTTCTTATCTCCTTTTGCACCTCGTCTCTCAATTTCAAAAACCATTTCAGACAAATTTGGATACCTATTAAACAGTGCTTCAATCTTCTTTCTAAATGTTTTGCCTCTTTCCCAAATTTTAACCTTGCCATCTGCATGATCATACATAGAAAGAATCATGACTGGTTTAACCTGTAAACCTGCGGCACAAAATGGACAATCATCAATTGGACTATCATAATCTCTTTTGCAGTCCACATATCTTTCATTATCACCTACTTCTACACGGTGACATGCGTATGTATCGAGCTCATTATAATTATTATACAAAAACTGAACTCTTGCTACATCTCCATCGTTCTGTAGCTTCAACCATTCCGAGCTATTCTCATTACCATATCTGTCCATGTCATTTGGATTTATTCTTCCCATTTATTTTTCCTCCTTAATTAAATCATTTTTAGTAATAACATACCAACCATTATGTATATCCCAATATACATAATTATAACCTCCTATAAACTTTTTCAATTCTTTATGAGTGCTTCTTATACGCCTTAGATGAGGGGAACTTTCAGGCACCGTAAGTTTATATCCTTGAGCCTGAGTGTCTGACTTTATGATTAACATATCATCTTCGATCCCCAAAATGACATACTCAGTATCCAATTTTGTGAACCAGGACGACTGGATCATAATATTAATCTGATACTCATCATACATTTTTATGATTACAGGAATACTTGAAGAACTTCCTTCACAAGGTACAATGTTTTTTTTTGAATCCCTGTGATAATTGAACTTATTTTTAGTGAGCCATATCATTTTTGTTACCTCCTTAATTTTGTTTTACTTACAATGTAATTATAATTTATTGTAACACATAAGTCAACCCTTTTATTAAAAAATAATAGGTAATTTAAAAAAATCTTCTTGCAAATCGTTGATATCCTTATCAGGTTCTTGATACTGCACTTCTCTAATTATTTTCCCGTGTACATTCTTTCTAAATCTTTCAGCAGCCTTGCGACCCGCTTCATCTGGGTCAAAAGCCAAAATGTACTCTCTTACAGTTAAATTATTAAGTATGTCATACTGCCTTCGATTTCCGGTGCCTATCATAGCCATAGCGGGTTGATCATATTTCCAGCAAGTTAGACAATTTAAGAATGATTCTGTGATATAAGCGACTTTATACCTTCCAGATACAAATTCATATCCAAGATAAACTGGTTTATCAAATCTTTTCGGCAATCTGAAAAATTTGCTTTTAACACTTCTTCCTGCAATAAATCTAACTGTTCCCGACAAGTCTGCAACTGGGAATGTAATTTCTTTTCGCTCTCTATCATATCCTATATCAAACCTTTCTATAATTTCATCTGTTAATCCTCTTTTGTACATGTATGGATGAGTATATCTGTACCTGTCTAATTCTTCCTCTGTAATTCTTCTATACTGTTTTTCACTTTCATCAAAGCTTTGTATAGGTTGCTTAGATCCCAAGATATTATGAATATTCCTATTGTTAAAATTATCTCTACCATAAAAACCCTCCAATACATTAGGTCTTGTTTCCACTTCTACAGAATTGTATCTTTTTAATAACCAGTTTCTTCCAAATGTGCCTCCATCCATTTTACCAAACAATTCAGATATCAATGTTGTCAAATCACCTGACCACCCACAAGTAAAACAATGTGCAGATCCTGTACTCTTATTTATACCGAAAGATGGTTTTCTTTCTTGCCCATTCTTATGGAAAGGACAATTTGTCTGTATGTTCTCTACACCATCACGAAATACTTGAAATCTATTTAAACCTCTTAAAGATAACTCAGATTTAAGAGTATTCAAAATATCTTGCAAATCTCCATAGATAATAGCATTTTCTAATTTAATCATCAGTACTCCTCTTCCTCAGTCATTTCATAACGACGTCTTAATTCTTCTGAGCGTTCAGTATCGTCCAAATTACTGTCTTCACTAGGTACATATTCAAATCTACCTGTATCAATATCCCAGAAATAAGATAGTTTTATATTTGTGGCACTATTTCTAGATTTCTTTATTGCGAGTTGTAGCATATTGTCTTTCTGCTGCACAGAAAACACCAAGGAAGCATTAAATGCTATACCGTCGGAATCCCGTATATTTTCTAATTCTAAATCTTCATTCCTCGCACCCTCTCTATTTGACTGAACAACTACAATAACAGGTATACCACAATCAATGGATAAATCCATTAAATCTTCGCTTATATTTGTCAACGAAATTGTTTTACTGTCCCCTCTTTGAGCTCGCTGATCTCTCATATAACTTATACCGTCAATAGCTAGTATATCTAACTCGTTAGCTTCCACCCATGATTTTAATTTCTCTACTGTTACCTTTTTATTGAAATCTTTAGGGTGCGCAACATAAAATGGAGTATCAGATTTTTCTAGTTTCTGAATATAACGACTATATCCACTTACATCCCCACCTTTTGTCAATTCTTTGTTTGAAATATTTTTATGCAGTGTATCAAATCTATAACCTGTTTTCACAGCAGACATTTCCGGCTCTAACAATCCTACACGCTTATTCATTTTCCATGCGTGCTCTAGCATCTTAATTGTTACCCAAGATTTACCCTGCCCCGTTCTCGCGAAAATAACAGCTAATTCTTCTCCACAATGTAATCCTTCAATAACTTCATCTAATTCTTGAAAACCTGTGGGTAAGTAGTACTTTTTTGGATTCTCACGTGTCTCTTCCCATACCTTTAAACGATCGTTTGCATTATGTATGATATCTACACCTTTTTTAACACCTGTTATCTTTAAATTAGGTATCTGAGATTTTAAATAATCCACAGCCTCATACGAATCCGTTTGTAACAATTCTGCAAGCTTTGTTATTACAGGAACGGACATTCTATAAAGATATTCTTCTCTGAAAGTGGACACTAGATAATCATCTTGCTCATCTACTTGTATTATGTCAAAATCCGGAAATTCTGACAGAAACGTTTCAATGTCTGGTATATTACCATATTGTCTTTTATGGCTTTCAATAAACTCATATTCTTCTTTGTACTCGTTAAAGAATTCTTCTGTAATATCATTTGTCAGTAGTATTGAATCCGTTTTTTCTTTCAAGATACGATTTAATATCTGTAATTCGACCATTTTTTAACCCTCGTTTATCCTCGTCTTTAAATTCAACTGTGTAACTACATCCCCACACCCTACTAGCTAACCTTTCTCCTAATTCTTTTTTAACATTTTGAACAGATGTATTAGCTGTAAATATATTGGATAATCCAGAGTTCATTCGAGTATCAATACTTTGCATCAATATTTGATGTTCATAACCTGTGAGATTCCCTGCACATATATCATCCCACACAACTAGATCAACAGTGTTTAAATCGTCACATAGTTGCTGAAATCCATCTAATGGGTGCGAGATATTTCTTTTACAATCATACAAAAATGTTGGCACACTGACAAACAATGCTTTTCTATTAAATCCTGATATATGCCAAATTGAATCAAGATAAGCTAACAACAATCTTACTGCCCAGCTAGTTTTTCCGTTACCACAATGATCGGAATAAATAAATATGTTTTTGCCATTTTTAACAAAATCGTATACATTATCTTCAATGTATTGTAATCTCATATATTCGTCTTTGTCAGAACCGCAGACTAACGGCTTGTCTTCCCATAAATGCTTTGGGAGATTGGAGAGAGTTAAAAGATTTGTTAAAATACCTCTTTTAACACAACCTGTGTTGCAATTTAATTTACTTTTACCCTTGCATTTAGTTTCATAGAAGCAGCTAGTTAACATCTTTCATCACCGCCTTTATAGAGTCATATTTATTATAAGACTCCGTAAGTCTATCAATAGTTTCTTGGTGAGATATTAAATAAGCTTCTAACACACCCAGTAACTCTCTAAACTCATCCATTGTTTCTGGTATCCAGTATCCACAATATGGTGAGCTACATACTGGAATACCAGCGAGTCTCAAACTATGAATAACTTCTCTAAAATCTCTTGTTCTTATTCCTAGATTTGTAGATATCTCTTTCTGATACATAGCATTCTCTTTGCCTTTTGGAATTGCCTGTAATACTAATTTCTCAAATTCACTGATCTTCTTCATATTCATACCTCCTAAAATACGGTGGTGTTCGGGTCATTTAATAATTTTTCTAAATAAGCTTTTCTATCTTCTTCTGTTTTATGTGTTCCACCTTCCCAATAAATACTTGGGTCTTTTTTACAATTACCATTATCCTTGCGCAACCAATCTGGATTTACATTCGTGTATCCCATATCTAAAGATAGCTGTACAGCATTTAATTGAGTCTTTTTATCTACCTTTGCTAATTTAGCTAAAATAGCCTTTACTTTGTCATCTGTAACTAGTCTATTATCTTCTAAAAGATTCCTGAAGAATCTACTTAAAAGTTCTATAACTTCATCTTCTAAATCATATTCTAAACATTTCTTTTCTATAGATTCAATTTTAGTATCTATTTTAGACTTCTTCTTAGAATTTTTCTTTATATTATCTTTAGTATTTTGTTTTAAGTTATTATTTATATTATTATTAGTGTAAGGATTCCTTAGATCTTGTTGTAAGGATTTTTTCACTACTTAGGACTGAAAATATATTATTTTCATTTATCTTATAATATGTTTTTGACGGCATTCCTTTTAATTCAGTTTCAATTATGCCTAATTCTTTTAATTTTTTTATGGCCGTTCTTTGCTCTGTTTCTGTTAGCCCTGTATTATATTTTATTTTTTCACGGGTGCAAAAAAACATTTCATTATCAAGTTGACCCTTAGTTAAATAAAAATTATATTCTGAACATAAATACCCAAGTAATATAGCTGGATTTGTTCCGATTGTTCGGGCTAATTTTTTGTTATAAATTATAAAACCATCTGTACTCAATAAATCTGTTATCATATTATTCTCCTTTCTGAATAACTGCTTTATAAGCGCATCCAGTTAAATAACCATTTTCGTCATAGTCTTTTCTTTTTGTTATCAATTCTTTATTAACTAAATTATTTATTGTAGATATAACGCTCTGTCGGGAACACCCGCACCACTCAGAAAAATACTTATGTTGTGTGGTAAACCAACATTTTCCAGCGTTCGACCTATCAAATATCAAAGCATATATTAAAAGTTCATTCCCCTTTAAATCTAGTTCTTCACGCATCCACTTAGATATTATTATGAATGTCTCTTCTTTTTTAATATTAACATTTTCCATTTTCATTCTCCTTTCAATTAAAAAATCCTTGTCATAAATAGATGTACCTTTCTTTTTTAATCAGTTGCGAGTTGAATAAAAAAGTTGGTTGTGTACAAAAAGGTACACCTATTTATAACAAGGATAATTGTTATACATTATTAAATTATACTATTATTCAACTCGCAACTATATTGTAACACATCAATTACTGAAAATCAATACCTAATACTGTAAATCTTCAACCTGTTTATCAATTTCGGCGTTGAGTTCTGCCCACAGCTGTTCCTGAATGTCAGAAACATTTCCTTCATAGCTAGAAACATCTAATTCCTTCTCTGCTACAAATTTGAAATAGTTATCTCCTTTCTTAACAGTAGCTCCAGAAGTGAATCTAATAGAGGTTACTTTCACACCATCAGTCTTTTCTTCTTTCTTTGAAATAGACTGTACTTTTTCAGGTTTTTCCGAATCTTTACCGCCTGTCTCTTTTTTAGCCTTTGGCTTTGTCTTGGTTGTTTCTTTTTTCTTTGTTTTCTTCTCGGGTTTAGGTTCTGGCTCAGCAGTAGGATTTTCATCTGGTTCAAAAGGTGGTTCTTCTTCAGCTTCCGTATCTGTACAATTTTCAGATTCATTTACAGGTACATCTTCAGTTCCTTCTTCATAACCTGCACACTGATCACACGGTATCATATTACCATCCACTTCCATTTCAATACCATCACAGCTCTTGCAATACTCATCTTCTTTATCAAACGCATACTTACAAATTTTCATGTTTTTTCCTCCTTTAATATAAAACTACCATAATATGATTAAACTCCGTTAGAAGTTAATCTCGTGCGTTACAACACTATTTAATTTTAGATACTCTAAGTGTTGTCACTTCTTTACCAACAACTTTACAGCTTTCTAATTTAGTTATATCGAAGTCACCATTGTATACAAGAGTTTCTAAAGCATCGTCATCAATATACTCTCGAGTCTTAACAACGGACTTGAAATCTGTTTCTGATAGATTTTCTTTTAGTATTCCAATTGCTTTAGCTTCATTTAAAATTTCCTTTTGAGTTGTCGAAATAATAGCTGTCCACTTATCAGATGAAAACTTACGAATACCCATAGTATTCATGAGATATTTTATGTGCTTGTTAAGATCTTCACTTACTTTGTGAAGTTTACTCTCGCTATCTTTATACTCTTTGTACTGATCTAATTTAAACGCTAACTCCTGTTCTTTTGTTTTTCCTCCCCTACTCATCACTATCCCTCTCATTCTTTTTAGCTTCTAGCCGCTTCGTACCATAAGCCCCCCACTGCCAGTAAGCATTGAACTCCGCCATGCAGCCTTTATACTTGCCTTGCAAGTCTTCATGAAACTGCTGTAGTTTGGCAATGTCTTTTTGTTCAAATAACATCGTCTTTCTATTATCCGTGGTATATTCAGGCAATTTCAATTCTGGGGGTTTTTCGTAATCTGGATTCTCATACCATTTATACCATCGTTTAATAGTTGTTGTTGATAAATCTAATATCTGTGCAACTTTGGACACACTGAATTTCTCCATCAAATTCCTCCTTTACTTATTTTTTATACTTTTATTGTAATACATAAGAACCCAGATGTCAATTACGAAATTAAATAATTTATATCCTGAATACTTATTTTACCGTCAACTAATGCATCTGACATTGCACCCTTTTTATATACAATATCCTCAATACGTTCATCTATTGTATCTCTACAGCATAATGTAATTATATTTACTGTACCCTTTGTACCTATACGATGAGCTCTGTCTTCTGCTTGATCTTTTAAAGCTCTGTTCCAAGGGCTGTCTAAGAATATAACAGTTTGTGCCGCAGTTAGAGTTAACCCAGTACCCATAGCACCAATAGTCCCTATAATCACTTTACAGTTATCATCATTTTGAAATCTGTATATTTCTTGCATACGCTCTTCAGATTTTGTCTCACCTGTGATGTATGCAGGATTATATTTTTTAAGCAACTGTTTAGCAACTTGTGTGATTTCTGACCAGTTACTAAATATGATACATTTCTGATTTGACTGCACTAAATCTTCAACTAATTCCAGCATTCTCTCCATTTTAGCCGACTCCGCTACGTTGTCGCTTAGAATACCTGTCCAACCTGTAGCTTGTCTTAGTCTAATTAGCATTGAAAGTGGGTTATTTGACATTTTGATCTTATTTATATTGTTCTTAACACCCATAACAGCTTCATCGTAAATTTTCTTTTGTTTAGGTGTCATATCTACAAATTCAGTTTGACGTATCTTTTCTGGTAGGTCTAACACTTCTGTCTTTAGTCGTCTCAGCATTAGTTCATCCATCATAGATCGTATTTCATTAAGATTCTTATAACCTACGACTTCAGATCCGCCCCATCCGCCTAATCTACAGAAATGCTGCTTGAATTGGTAAAAGCTATGCTGCTCGTAACCTAACCAATGAAGTGGGAAGTATAAGTCAAGTGGGTTATTCATCAAAGGTGTACCACTCATTGCTACCATATAATCTGCCCTCAACAATGCCATAGCTCGACTCTGTAACGCTGTAGGATTTTTAGATTTATGGCACTCATCAAAAGCTATTACACTAATCACACCACGGTTACATAAGTCTCTTATCTTCTCTGCTACAGGAAAAGTATATTTTGTCTTAGATATTTTTTTAGAACCAGCTCTTAATGTTTCAATATTTGTTATGATATAACGACAATCAGGAAGATTATTCAAATCTTCTAATTTATCGGCAGCATTACCTTCATATTGTTTACCCGTAGTTTTTCTAAATCTTGTTCCGAGTACCCAACCTTTTTCATCTGAATGTTTTTCAATTTCTTCTTCCCAGTTATATTTCAAAGAGTTAACACCACAAACAATGAGCACCTTATTTATTTTTTCCGTCTGCTCTAAAGCTCGGCACCAGTTAATTATCTGAAAAGTTTTTCCAAGACCTTGATCATCACACAATAAGAATTTTTTCTTTTTCAGTGCAAATCTAACACCGTCAATTTGATGTGGAAATGGTTTTGTTTTAAATGTAAATCCTGGAGGAAGTTCAGCATTAAATCTCTCAGAATCTAAATCTTCGTATACTCCAGAAATTGTAATATTTTCATCTTCAAATTTATTGCAAAAACCTATAATAGAATTTATGGGCACTTCCCATACATGAGTATCCGGATCGTATTTTCTAATGCTCATGTTTTTGATGTAATTTATAATTTCAGCTTTGTATGGAAAAGAAATGAAAGCTGATTTTTTAACAACAATATTGTCGGAGAGCTTTTTCGGCTCTCCTATGTGTATTCTAATCATTTACTATTTCCTCCTTTTAGCAAGAACAATGACATCTAACTTTTTTATAAGATGTATATTTTCTTCCTTTACAGATATCAATATATACATCTAATATTGGGTATACGATTTCTCCGTTTGTGTTTTCAACTGGTTCGGTACTTTGAAAAGTTCTCAAATAAGTTGATGTACATTTAGTTTTCATATTGTAATGATGTTTATCCCCCCAAGGTCTAAATGTACAATCGCCTATTTTTATGTCATCCAAACTTTCTGCAACTGTCATGACTTTATCTAAATGTTTCCACCATTTTTCGAGTTCCTTCTGTAATGTGAATGACTGTATCATTTTATTTATTTCCTTTCTATGTGTATATGTTATCTTTACTTCTCTTTTATTGTAACACATAAGAATATAAAAGTCAACAAAAAAAAGAGGATATTATATACCCTCTTTTAAATAATAGTAGGACTAAATGCTTGATTTAATTTATCTGGTAAACTATTAAATAATTCTTTTTCTTGCGGAGATGTACAGCTGTAATACAATTCTCCTAACATTCTAATAACGGAGTTCAACATAATGTTCAGATTTGATGGATTTTTATTTTGTGCATAGGTAATAAACAATCTACCAATATCTGTTATCATCTCATCCACATTGCTGTCGGGTACTAAATCGAAGTTGTCCATCTTATTAATTTCCGCGAGAATCAGAAATGCTTCAACATCAAAACCTTTCGTAAGCTGACGTTCCGCTAGTTGTTTAGCTACAGGTATGGACTCTTCAAAAGTCATGTAATCACCACCTACATTGCTAACATAGTTTTTATCCAAGCAGATTTTTCAACATATTTTTCATGAGACTTGTCCCATGTTTCCTGCATTTTAGTTGTGGGTTTGAACACTTCGTTTAATTTTTCAATTTCCTGAATGGCACGTTCATGTAAATACATAGCATGCTTTAATTCATCATTAGCCATTTCTTTATATCGGTTTGCCCAAGGCATATCTCCAGCAGCTTTGCATTCTACATATTTTTCCGCATATTCTTTTGCACCACACAACTCTTCATCTATATGTTCCACATATTTTTTAATTTTAGTCATTTGTATCACCTCTAGCAAATTTTAGTGATGACAACATTAGAATCACCTACAACTTCAACGCCTGTATTCACAAACTGAATAGTCGTTGGGGCATCACAGCATTTGCAGGAATTGTTATCTTTAACCTGAACTAGTGTGGAGATGCTAACAGATTTAGATTCTGTAGTAGCTGCGCCGACAACCGTTCTAACAGCCTGAGGCTGTGCCACACCATTTTTCAGCATCTGTGTTACTATATTTCCAGCAGTTGAAGCTAAATATTCTCCTTCAAAGATGATCTCATACACGCCACATTTATTAAGCTGTATAGTATTAGTACCTGTCAATTCTGCAGTGCAACCTTTTCTCAGTGCTTGTGAAGTAAACGGCACAAGACCACTTGTAGCAGGTATTGTCTGATTTTTTGAATAAACTTCTAACATTTTTACTCTCCTTTCAATTTAAAAGGGATGCATTAAGCACCCCTTTTATCAGGCGTACTAAATACGCTCAGTTATTTTTTTTTGAAACTCTTAAACGTTTCCACATCCGCACCCACAGCCATTAAAATAAGGGTTCATTCCTGCACTAAATGTGGTAGCATTAGGGTATCTAACTACACCACACATTGCAGACTGAAGCTGTAACTGGTTAACCTGTGCCTGGAGATTTTCGATTTTATTCTGTGCCATAGCATCCAGAATCTTCTGAGTCTGTTCCGTGGTATTAGCATTAATTGCCGCTGTGTTGATAGCGTTATTATAGTTAACACCATCAATAGCTCTTTGAGTTGTGCAACAACAATCAGCAAGCTGAGACTGCAGTCCATTGAAATTTCTGAGGGATTCATACCCCATATTGCAAATACCATTCTGTAATCCCTGATAGTCATGCTGGAGATTGTCGTTTAATCTACCTACAGCATTTTCCAGGTTGTTAAAATTCATTGCATTACAGAGTCCAGCTTCGGTAACTGGTTCACCATTTGTTCTGTTGTTACCGAAGAATCCACCGCCTCCGATCAGCAACAGAATCAGCAGTGCGAAAATCCACATTCCACCACCATTTCCGTCAAACATACCGTCTTTGCCTGTCACAGCAGCGATATCACTTAAAGAAACACCAGTATCCATGATAACTTCTCCTTTCTAAAAATTTGATTTATTTAATAATTTGCAAATTATTTTCCCTTTAAAGAATTCATAAACTCATCCACATCTATCCCACGCTCTTTACAAATAGATCTAACTGCCTGCTCTGGATTCATACCTTTTCCGGATAGCATAGACATTATACCGTTCATCTGACCTAAATTATTCATCATACTTTTAGCTTGAGCTATAACATTTTGATTTATGTTATTTTGTAGATTTTTCTGTCCTTTGAATAAACTGCTTGCCATAGTTTTCAACCTCCTGTTTCAACTCGTTGAATTCTTCACGAGTTATATAAGATTCCTGAATATTAGACGCATTTTCTATAGCTTCAAATTTGAATGTTCTTATTGTAGGAAATCCAGCGCCATCCGTTGTTTTCACATACATGATATCACTATCACTGTCAAATAATGCTACAGAGCTGTTGGGAGACATCTGGTAAGCTTTTGCTCCGTCAATCCCGGTTACTCTTATTAGATTATTCTGTGGTTGCTGCTGAATGAAATTATTAGTGTTTGGGGAAATAGGGTTTTGATACGGATTAAAATTATTTACTCCGTATAATTGTGACATTGGGTACATTTTTCACACTCCTTTTCAGATTCATCTAACTTTATTACAATTTCTTGAAGTGCTGTCATTACACGAATAAGTGTCATTACAGGAATATCAGCCAATTCTTCATTTTCTAATAACCTTTTTATTATTTCATCCCTCATGGCCTTTCTCCTTTCTTTGAGTTTATTGTAATAAAAAAGAACCACATTTTAAATGTACAAAAAATGTACTAAAAATGTGGTTCCTATTATTTTTATAATACTTTAATGATCTTTTTATTAACTTTCTGACTCAATTTACGTGTGTAATCAATTGATATGTTGAAAGTATCTGCAATTTCTTGTAAAGTGTGCCCACGTGCTCTATGTTCAAACACAATAGACTCCAACTCACTGAAATTACACTTTTCACGGAATGTGTCTAACTCAGGTTCCGTGAAATCTTGTATAATCATCTTCTACGCCTTCTTCCAGGTTTCGATCTCTTAGTAGTTTTAGTTGTCCTCGTTCTTGTCACTCGCTGTCGTGCCATTATATACGTCACCCTCCTCTCCAATATAATTATTAGTACCATCACCGCCTGTATCTTGGTCCACAGTCGTTGTAGTTGTTGATGTAGTTTCTTCCACAGGTAAACACCATGCGTATAACCAAATTGCATTCGTCGCAAATAACAAGACTAGTGTTATAATAAACAGAACAAAGTTCCTTTTGCAATTTATTTTTAATTCTTTTAAAATTTCCGACGCTAATTTAGTCTCTTCCATTATCCATTCCTCTTTCTAAATCTTTTATTCTATGATTAGCTACTTTTAACCTGTCATCTAATAACTCAACTCCTTTCTCCACTTCATATAAACGAACAACTAGATTATTATGCTCTTTTACGTGTTTATCAAGGCTCGTCAAATCATCTCGCAAAGTAGTAACGTCTTTATTGACTAATTTAATAGTACCTTTTGTCTCTGTTCTGGCTAGATCCAATTCACTTTTGATTTCAGTTAGTGTGATTTGATGTGTTTTGCGGGTTGTATAAATAACCCCTGCAAGAGCAAGAACTCCTGTGATAACACTGCCGATGATTGTTTCCATTACCTACTCCTCTTCTGTTTTTTAGGTGTTCCCAATATGACTTTTAGCGTTACCTGATTTCTTTTATGAGTTTCTTGAACCTCCCTTATGATAGCGTGATAAGATAAGTCTAAATCATCTATATATACCACACATTTATCCCCAAGATCATAATTTTTCATGTATTCATATTTTTCTTGAAGAACTGTGCAGGATATAGTCTCAATCCTGTAATTATTAAGCATATCTAACTTCGCCTGTGTCTCTAATAACCGTCTTATTTTTTGCTGATTAGCTGTAGATGTATCTTCTAAATCTACATCGTCTGAAGATAGTGACACTGTAAGAACTGCTTTAGGATTGCTGTTACCTAGTTTTTCAGGTTTATTGGAGTTCCAAACAAAATAACAACCAATCATATAATGAATTTGACCATCTTTTGTTTCTGTATATTTTATCGGAAAATAGTTTGTAGAGAACGCATTATAATGCTCTTCACTAACCTCTTGCAACACTTCGTAAAAGCATTGATTTGCGGATTCATCCAATGTGTATGAAATATCTGATACATTATTGAAAGCTCTTCCAAAATATACAGCGTTATCTCCAGAAGTTAAATCACTTCCTTTAAATACTTTGACGGATACACTTAATGTATCTGTATCGGATTGCGGATATTTAGAAATTTTCGTCAAATATCCATATTCGCTGTCTGATAAAATATCATATAAAGCTTCACCTGCTTTTATGCCTCCAGCTATAGATATATCAACATTACTAGGGAACGACGAATCATTAGAAAACCCTATGCTACCTATAGGTTTTACGCCACCAACAACGGCATTAGCATTATTAACATAGTTGGTTATAGCTGTTTTAGTAGCAGCGGCAGTATTAGTATTTATGGCTACATTTTTTCTATATGTGGCAAAATCTAAAAATTTGTCTACGAAAAATCCTTTTAATGTAACAAAAGCACCCTTAATTTTTTTCTCGTACTCTATCTTTTGGATCAAACCTAATTCAGGTCTGCCTACATTTTCCACATACTTAAACCCCATTTCTGCTAATCTGTTATATTCGGCTAAAGGTAGATACAGAATGAAATCTCCGCACTGTTTAAATTTACGATCCCACGCACATTCAATGAAATCAATATTACCACCCTTATCACCTATTATAGAGCCTTTCCAATCTCTGGCTTTTAGCATTATAAGCCTCCATATCTTCCGGTATAGCTTAAGTCTGTACTAAATCCACTATTATCCCCGGCATCATCTAAAAATGAAATATTATTATCTCCAAATGTCAATATAAGTTCTGGTAACACCTCACCGTTATAATCGTTCGGCGACATTTCTACACCATTCAATTCTACCTGTTTCCACTCTGAATCTACTACTAAAATATCTCCGACAGAGAAAGAATGATTTATTTTTAGCGTTTTATCATTCACTGTGATATTCATTCCCACTACGGATTCATTCATTTCAAGTTTGGCTGTGATATATGTGTTTTCCGAACCTGTGTAGTCAATATATTTATTTAACGTCTGTGAAATTACACCAAATACTAAAGATCCTCCATTAGGAGTGTAAGCTCTTGTAACGTGCCACATAGGATCCACGTTGTAAAAACCAACATTCGTTGATTCGTTAGAAATGAGGTCGGATTCTGGATGTATGTATCCAACGGTCAGATTAAGAGGAGCATATATATTATCTGTAGGGCATTTAGAACTCTTTAATTCACAACCTTTAGCAATTCTTAAAATACCCATATAATTTATGTATAGGTCAAAAGAATAGTTATTGTTATGAAAGCCTATAACACGTTCTCTTTCTGATTTTGAAGTAAAGGAGCATCTAGACTTTAAATCTATGTCTCGGGCTTCTTTTCTTTTACCTGTAATTATAGACCCATTTCCGAAACCTCTATCCTCTGTGAATATTTCTAAGTTTGGAAAATCCAAACCCTCAATCTTCGTCAAGTGCCATCCTTTTTGTGTGTCTGACTCATAGTCAAATATTTCACCATCACTTCTAACAGCTCTTATTGATAATTTGTTGTTAGCCATTATGCACCTGCCAATCCATACAATGCCTGATCCTTCAACATACGTGCTGTCTGTACAGGCGAAGTATTTTCTACATTAAAATTGATTTCCTGATTTACAATAGTTTGATTACCTGTCTGGCTAAGAAGTTTTCCACCTATCATTGAATCATTAGTTAATAATCTGTTGGTTATACCTGCAGATGCTATAGATTCTGTGTTAATTGCTCCGACTTCGTAAGCTCCAAGTAACTTTGACATTTGGTTTCTAGCTGTTTGTATGAGATTTTTAGTTTCTAGTATGATACCTTCACCAATACCCAAAGTTATAAATTTACCAACCTCATCACGCATAACTCGAGATGGGGATTTGATTCCGAAGAAGTCTTTGATAGCGTTCTTTGCACTTGCTGCTAAACTTCTAATCTTATTACATAACCAATCTTTTTTATTTTTTATACCATTCCAAAGACCTTCGATCCAATCACTACCGATAGATACCAATGATCCTATGCCTGCCTTTATTTTTCCGGGCAAGGACTGAGCTAAACTTACTATATTAGATTTTAAGGATCCTGCCCATGATTTTATACCAGCCCAAAGTTTCTTTAAAAGTTCAACTCCGGTATCAAATATCAGTTTAGCACCAGATATCAAACCGTTTACTATAGCTAATAGTATCTGTGGCAATGCTTTAATTAACGCAATTATTATCTCGGGTATTGCCTCTATAATACCAAAAAGTAATTGTATCGCACCTGACACAATCTGAGGAGTGGAGCTCACTAAAAATGTCACAATGCTCTCAATTATTGCAGGTAAATTTTCAATTATTGTAGGTATCGAATCCAATAAAGCTTGGCCTATAGCTACTAATAATTGTAATACAGCGTCTAAAATTGTAGGAGCATTTTCCATTAAAGTGTTGGCCATTTGCATTATAGTGTCCACAATAATTGGTATAAATTCAGGCATCATATCTGTTAATGCGGCTAACAAATTTTGCACAGCGTCTAAAGCAGCTTGTAACACAGCCGGAGCGGCATCGACAAGTGCTTGTGCCAAAGCTATGAGAGCTGTACTAGCAGCGTTTAGTAATCCTGGTAATACACTAGTTATCATCTTAGGAAGTTCGGAAGCTAGTGTTGGAGCCAACCCTTCTACCAATTTTCCTAATCCGTTAAAAGCTATTTCAATTCTGGGTAGTATATTTTCTGCTAAATGACCCGCAGACTCAATAAAGTTTTGCATAAGCTGATCAAAATCTGCTTCGTCATCAGCAATACCCACAACTAAATTTTCCCACGCTGCCTTCGTCATGTTTAGGGAACCTTCAATAGTGTGCTGGGCTTCTTCTGCGGTTGTTCCTGTGATACCCATTTCTGTCTGAATAACATGTATTGCGTCCACAACATCTGCATAGCTGCTAATATCGTAATGAATACCTGATATTTTTTCTGCATCTTCCAGCAAACGCTGCATTTCTTCTTTAGTACCACCATACCCCAGTTTGAGGTTGTCTAGCATAGTATAATTCTGCTTAGCAAATCCTTGATATGCATTCTGGATCATCTCCATAGATGTACCCATCTTATTAGCATTGTCTGCCATGTCATTGATAGCCATATCAGCTTTTTCTGCAGCAGCTTGAGTATCCCCACTCAAAGAGGATGTCAATGAAGCTGCAAAGCTAGTAACTGTGTCCATATATTCATTAGCGGACATACCTGCATTTTTGTACGCATTAGCAGCATTATTAAGAACGGTTGTTTGTGCAGACATTAATTTATTATATTCATCCTGAACAGCATCTACAGATTTACCAACACTTGCTGCATATTCATCTAATGTTTTACCTCCCGCTCCATAGAGGGTTTCAATACCTCCTACTAACTGTTCATATCTAGCATAAGCTTCTACTGATTTGTAGATCAATGCTGTAACAGCTGCTCCTGCTGCAGCTGCTCCTGTTGCCACTACTTTAGCAGCAGAACCAAATTTACCCAGTTTACCACTGAGCCCATTCATACCTTGTGATAGACCTTTATCGTCTAATTCAGTATCAATAGTAACACGACCATCACTGTTCATTGACATATCTATCACCTACCTTTCATTTATATGCATGCGTAAAATTCGTCATTAATTTCTTGAAGTATTGCAAGTTCATCAGGGTCTGTCTTTTTAGGCAATGACCATATTCTTTTTAATCGTTGCCGTTGTTTATCTTCATCCATTTTAATCTTACTGTAAGATCGTATTGCTACAATTTCCATTAATTTTGTATTAGCAGGAAGACCTATAGTTAATGCCTTAAATAAATGCCAATGCATATAGTTTATTGATGTTAAATCAATATTGTATGCTTGCATAAAAGAAGACACTATATACTCTCCATCTAATACATAATCCATATAATTGTCTGTATTTTTATCGGATTCTATGTGTTGTGGAGTAACATTAGGATTGGAATAAAATCTAATTAAACTATTTAGATTATCTTCGAGTATCGGCACATCTGGGTCTATAAACATGTCATGTATTTCCCCCAAAGTTGTATGCGGATCTCTTATACGTGTGCCAAAATTTATCCAATCTCTAAAATCTGTTTTTATTAAAAAAGGTTTACCGCCAACCTCTACGGCATTGGGTAAACCTTTATTGCGTAAATCTATCACTTTAATAACTTCGCCTTTTCTGCCAGCTTCCCAAGTTCTAATAATTTTGTGAACTGTGGGTTATTCATGAGATCCTGTAAACCGTCTGTGTTGTATGTTTCTAAGGGTTCATTATATGCCTGACATATTTTCAGATACAGTATATTAAGTGAATTTGGATCACATTCTTTAAGTGACCCTATGATATCATTCAGTGTTCCAGGGTCAAGTAAGTCCATACATATATTATACATGTTTTTGCATTTTGTCTTAAAATCGACATTGCTTCTATTACCCTGATCTACCTTTTCCAGTTTATCTGCAATATCTAATGAATATTTCGGGAGATTATATACGTTTCCCATAAATTCGACTTTATATTCCATAATTAGTTCCTCCTATTAAACTATTAAGCTGATGCTGCTGTAAATGTTGGAGCACCACTTTCAATGGTATACGTGCCTTTTTCAATTTCCCCACCAAGTTTAATTGTGAAAGAAATTTTACCCTCTACGGTATCAAGAGTGTCTAAAAGCAATGTGCAAATTCCTCTCCAAGCCTTCTTACCTGTGCCTCCAAAACACATCAAGAACGGTACTTTAACATCGTCTCCAGTCGGCATGTCGTAGAATTTTTTAAAAATGAAATCGTACATTTCATTGCCCTCATAAAGAGCAATCTCCTCAGGCAATTCCGGCTGATTACTAGATACCTCTTCCACAGCGTTCGGGTAGCAAATATATTCCATAGACTCAGACTGAGGATTCATGGCAAAAGCAAAGATTGTGGATAAATCAATTCGCTTCCAAGTATTAGCAGCAAATGTATTATCTTCAGCAGTATCTAAAAATGGAATAAATTTATCTCTGGTTAATTTAGTTAATGCAGACATCATATTCTCCTTTCCAAATAATTTATTTCATATCTACCTTCATATCGTACATTTCCTGTATCTTCATTAAGGTAGATATCAGGAACCGTATATGACGGCTGAATGGAATTAATAGTAATTCCGATTACATTAGGCAATTCTCCTTTATTGCTTTTTTCTTCTATCCATGTTGTAATATTTTCAAACGCTTGCAATGCTAAAAGATTTATGTCCGACGTCCCTGCAGGATCATATTCTTTTACAAGGTTTATATTAAATAGTTCTGTTACTTCCACAGAACCATCCATAAATTCTTGTGTGGATCTTAAATTAGGAACTGTGGTAACCGCAGTGGCATCTACCTCCACAGGTATAACATTAAAAAATATGTAAGAATCTGATTCTGGGCAATCTGTCAACCAAGTTGTTAATTGTGTGTATATGTTCAATTCTCTCACATCCTTTTAATATACTCTGTTACCGCTTTAGCCACCTCTTTACTCTTATCCTTACTTGCAGATTCTTCCCAATGGTCTGTTGCCAGTATATGTTTTTCGTGGCTATAATTTAGTGGGTTGCCCAGCATGCTGATGCCTCGCCATTGATAATGCGAATAAGGCTGATAATATGTCACTCTAAATGGTTCTGTTCTATAAGAAGATGCAAGAATAATTTTATCTGCAGGAACATATTTATTAAACATCGTTCCCCATGTTTCTGCTAAAAACATCCCCACTTTATCATTGCCTACCAACCTTTTTATAGTGGCTTGCTTATGGTTCCACCTGAATCTTAGCCCCATATTAAACACCTTCTACTCTAAATTGAAATCGTGTGTCCCCAAATTTTTCTACTTCTGTGATAGTCTTTATTTCGCATACATTGGGCTCATATAAATTTCTAACAGTCTGTATTGTGTTTGGAGTAACGTCTTCAGATACACTACTCACTAAAAATATATAATCTCCAGGGTTTAATGTGAATCTGCTGGCAATTAGAGGAGAATCTTTCCAATCCTTATAAGGCAGATATAATTCGGAAAATGGTATCAGTATTGTAAACGTTTGACCCACACTCACAACATTACCACTGACATTTTCAACTTTGTTAGTACTGTATACGCAATTTTGTATGGTGGTTTTATACCACACATCCAATTTTGTTGTAGAATCTTTCCTATTCAGTTTATTTAGAATAGTTACAGCACCGTTCATTACATCTAACCTTTCTGCAAAGTAAACATGGATAACTGGACAACAATATTTTTGCCCAATCATTAAATTTTATTTTTAAAGATTCCTCTGTAAACTGTGAATTATCATAGCTAAATGACTCTATTCCATTTGAATAGGAGCTTATTACTCCATGTCCTGTACCCACAGACACTGACGTATCTGATAAGTATATCATGTTTATTATCTTAGTTTCTAAGACTTTAACAGCCTCGGGTATTTCTGTCAATTTGGACAATTTACCATTGGTTAGGTAGTCTATATAGCTATCTCCTTGTATTATATAAGCAGGGAATACAGATTCTTCAACTGTACCACCATACTTTCTGTATTCAGAATATGAAATGTAAGCCATCTGTATCCCCTTCTCACAAGTTACTCAGTTTCTTCGGAGGAACTAGAAACTGGCTGTTTCTGTGGTCTTCCTCGTCTACCTTTGGGGGGAGTGATGGAAGAATTTTCCTTGATTTCTTCACCCCCACCATAATCTATATAACCTCTAGCGACCGATTTATTTGCGGTCGCTAGAATTGTTCCATTAGGCATTTTAATTGTATACATTAAATCACCTATTCCTTATTCCTTTGATGTTACTGTAGCTTTACCAACTTTCAGAACTTCTTTCTTAGCATTGATTTCTACAATGATAATAGGCTGACCTGTGGTAGCTGTAATTTCTGCACTGCCATCCCAGTCCTTAAATACTTCTGCATCTACCACTTCACCAAGTGCCGGCGCTTCTACGTCTGCACCTGTTGCATATTTATAGCTATTTCCAGATCCTTTTGGCTCTGTCACTGTGATCTTAGTCTTTCCAGAAGTAGTTGCGCTTGCGGCGGATGTTACAGTCAGTGTAGCATTTGGTGCATAGTACAGGATAGTCTCTGGTGTAACTGCTTTAGTACCATAATAGAAAAACAGCTCCATAGCATATGCTTCTGAGAGAGGTACTTTTTCTGCACTGTATGGTTTACTCATAATAGGCTGTGCAATGGATCCTTTCATCATTACAATGAAATCTACACCCTTTGGCAATCTAGTGCAGGATTCTGTCTGTACACCGTGAAATGCGAGGAAAGATTCTGCGTTAGTTTCAACATTAGCATTATTCACGCCTGTATCAAGATATTTTCTGATTTCTGAGTAAGCTTCCGCACTAAATATACCCACCATCATGCTTCTGTCAATACCATCAATGTACTCATTTTCCAGAGTTTCCAGTGTTACAATGGCAGCTTCATACTTATCTGCCATAGTTGTAATACCTGAAGCTGGAGTAAATGCGGTACCGGCTGCAACTGCTTCCTTAAAGAAAGCTCTATCGAGATGAGCCTGCATTCTTATTGTATGGTTAGCAGCTCTTTTTGCTATAAGACCATCCACTCCTAAAAGAGATGCATCTTTCTGTTCCAGCTCTTCGACAAATTCCTTGTCCTTGTTTATAGCAATAGTAACGGGCTTACCTGTTACAGAAGCACCCTTTCCAGCAGTTCTAGCTGAACCGTAATCCTTAGGTTCTGCGTTCTGGAATCTTTTAGCTTCTACTGTACCCGATGTAGGATCTCCTGAAAGATCGGTATTTTTAAGTGTGCTGGAAAGTGTTCCTTTCTGCACGTTTTCGATAACTCCATCATATGTTTCTGACAGGAGCATTTTACCTTCATTCTCTAAAAGAACGGATAAAGATTCAATTCTAGGCATTTTCTAATCCTTTCTACCAGATAAGAGGCCGTTCTTTGGGCTCTTTTTTAACATCTGGATCATCAATTTTCTTATTCTTGTCAACAAATTTAGGTTTTGGCTTATTAGGTTCAGGATCGTCTGGTTCCTCTTTTATAAAAGCACCTGCATCCTGTTCCTTGTACTTGTCCACGAAATCTTTAAATCCAAGTATCTCATTATCTTTCATGGACAATCTATTGTCCATAAGATCATTTATAAATGCTTTCTTAGCACTATTGGAGCTAAATTTAAGATCACTTGACAGTTCCTTGATAGCAAATTCATAACGCTGATCAGCTAATTGTTTGCTGTATTTTTTCTGCTGTTCATCATAGTCTGACTGAAGATTCTGTAACTTTGTAGTAACTTCATCAATTTTAGCTTTATCATTCCCAACATCCTCTAGCTGTTTGTTTAAATCTGCTAAATCTTTGTCTCTCTGTTGTAAATCAGCTTCTAATTTCTTATTGCCCGCCTCAGCATTTGTAACTTTGACCTGAATATTTTCGACTTCTTTGATAGTCTTATAGTTGGCGACCATTTCTTTTTCAAAAGATTCCTTTTTATCTTCTGGAATCTCCAACCCAATAGATTTTAAAATTTCGTAGATATTTTTCATTAAAACCTCCTAAAATATCTTATATACCGTATTTTCTACGGTCTGGAAATCTTCTTATATATTTATTATATATAAGTTATCCACAGATTACAAGTATTTTTTTGTGGATAAGTCTGTGGATAACTTCGTAAAAATTTGTAAATATAAAAAGTTATCCACAACCTGTGGATAAGTCTGTGGATAACTTATATTTTTACTTGTTTTGGTTTGATTTGTCGACCCTTATAATTAGGGACATATGCATTATCAAATCTAGGCTTAACCCCGGACTTATTTGCAATACGCCGGTAGGATGATTCTAAAATGTTCAATCGTTCTTTTTCCTTACCTATATCTTGATTTGCGGATTTTAACCCAATTATTTTTTCTTTTTCATACCTCATTCGAGTTTCTAGTCTTCTCATTACTTGGGTGCATTCGTATCTTGTATATTTTTTACCATTCACCTCAATCATTTCCCGAGAATAATCTTTCATTTCCTGTAATTCTTGTGCAGAATATGGATTAGGAGATACGCCTAGAACAATGTATGAAATATTATGTTGGCAATTCATTGTACCTATCGGTCTTTTTAATTCGGATTGGATTTTGTTGAATTTTTTCAATGAATATTGTCTGCCTTGATAAGGTAGATGATCTTCTGCACATAATCCATGTGCATCAATTTGTACACCGTCTGCTCCGAATTGTTTACCTGCTTCTTCTCTAATACCGGAATTCAGTCTTCTAATCCCTTCTATTAAATTTAATTTCAAAGCACTGTCTAATCTTCTGGTTAATCCGCTGGCATACACAACACGCAAACCGTTTGAAACCGTTTTATTTATTATACGACGTGTGGCAGATTCATAATCGGTCATCCCCATTGTAACCTCTTGAATCATACTGTCAACTGCATTTCTATAATCTTGGGAAATAGCTGTTGTGTGAGAAATATTTCTAAATGTGTTACCTGTAGCTATAGCCATTGATTTCATATAGTTGTTTATAATGGTATTTTCAACAAAAGTGGGTTGAATTATATTTTTAGCTAAATAGTATTTAGCCATGTCTGAATACTCCATCATACCACTTTTTTTAAATATCATTTGAATTTCTAACACAGATTTATCTGTGGCTCGTGCAAGCATACTGTTTATCTCATCAATGTTAGCCTGCATCTTAGCCATCTCGTCTAATCTATGTAGATCTGTAGAAGTCAATGCCCCTATATCTGAAATATGTTTCGCCATCAATTCAATATAACGAACATTGACCTCTTCAAATCTATTAGCAACTATAGTAGAAATCTGTTCTATCTGCTTAGCAACTGTATTAGACATTATTCTTCACCGCCATTACCACCCTCTGAGGCTGTATTAAACATTAGTTCCTGACTTAACCGTATGGACTCTTCCTGCATTTGTTCAATGGTTTGTTTAGCGGTATCAATGTCCTCACCTGTGTACCACGCACGAAGTTCCGCTTTAGACAGTATACCGTCCTGGACTAATAGACGCTTCTGAGCTAATTCAGTGTCGACATCGGTAAGAATTGAATCACTCCAGTTTATTGCTACATCAAAATCTTCTATATTATGCAGCTCATACAATTCAATAAATACTTTTGCGCCATCGATAGCATCTCTAAACGCACGTTCCAGAGATTCTTGATTTTTAGTGATGGTTGTGTAGGTATTTTGGCGAAGAATTTTAATTTCTGTAGCAGTACGAGCGTCACTCTGTACATCACCCAAAGTACCTCTAGCTAAACCGCAAGCATCTTCAATCTTATGTAAATAAGTATTTAAACCCTGAATATAAGATGTGTCTCGTAATGATGGAGTAAAGGCATGATAAGTATCTTCGTTTCCAAGATCTAACTTCCTATAAATTCTATCTTTGCCACTGTCCAATCGTTGTTTAAAATATGTGTCCTGTGTACAAAGAGCGGTAGAATCTACATCAATAGCAATCTGCCCAGCTTCATACTCCCAATCCAGTCTAGAGAATTGTATATCGGCTAATTTAATAAGATCTGCAGCAGCACTGAAAACAGAAACACCTAGAGGAGATTCCATGTCCACATTATTAGCCACAGGTACTTTGTAATATCCGTACATTGGTTTCTCAACGTCCTGTATCGTAACCTCCGGCTCAATATCTGACCATCTTGAAACAGCAGTGAGTGGTATTTCGTTTCCTAATTCTTGTTCATCCATATCATCATTATCGACTAATTTAGCCTTAAAAGCTCTGTTCTGGACAACAACGGTATTATCAGAAAAGGTGTGGCGCTCAACTTTTGTATATAGATCAGATCCAGAAATAAACTGATCTAAAAAGGCTACATCTGTTATTCTACCATCGTCATCAAAAGAAATAGGATAGAAATCACCTTGTATTACGAAATCAAAATAAATTGATTCATTTACAATATATGGTTTTATGATCATGCCACCTAAAGCCATAGCCTTTTCTAAATTTGTATCTAACTTAGATAAAAGCTGGACTTCAAATAGATTTTTAATATATTCAGCTAAAGAATCTTCCGTAGTTTCTACTGGTACTTCTTCAATTTCCCCTGTTTCTGTATTGATTTGTGTAATAGACGGTGGAGTGATATCCACCGTCAATTCACACATAACCATCATTTGAAGCATTTGACATATAGATTTGGGTAATCCCATTGAACTTACTTCTGAATCAACCCAAGGAGCTTCATTCTTATACATAAGTTTCCATTTTTGCATAGCAGTAGACATTTCATCAGATATTAAAACTTCATCTATATTGGAAAGATCTGTAATGTTTGAATATCTAGTCATCTTTCTAATTGCTTCACGTATAAGTTCAATTAATTTTCGTAACATATATCAATACCTCTAAATTCTTTTAGTATAAGGAAGATATATCCACCCAGCACCACTTTTTAATTTACCCCACTTGCCTATTGTTTCCACTATAGTGTACACTCCGGGCTTGATGAAGCCTTTTTTTCCGTATCCTGTACCAGGACCTTTTCTAATATACAAGTCTTCTATAGATACTTTTACTTTGAATCCTCCTGTAGTTGCTGCAGATCCAGACGCACCTGTTTCATAGCCTTTATCTGCAATTCCAAGCGTTTTCAAAATACCTTTGGCATATGCGTATCCGAACGCTCGTTGCTCACTGGTAGTATCTGCGATCTGAACGTCTGTTGCATTATCAACGAAGACACCTTCGCAGATAACCGCTGGCGCATTTGTTAATCTAATCATACCATAATAGTCTGTGCCATCTGTATCTCTGCGCGTTTTCAGCCCACGTGAGTTCTGACCTATTTTCTTAACTTCTGCTTCGATATTCTGTGCCAGAGTTTTTCCTCTGCCCCCACCGACGGTGTGATAGACTTCAAATCCATCGCCGCCTCCGGCATTGTTGTGTATCGAAATAACCAGATCGGCACCCCAGCTATTCGCTTCGCGCGCCATGCTGTTGATACCTGTGTCTGTACTGTTTGATGTTCGTGACATCTTTGTGATTACACCATTTGCATTCAGATAGTCCCTGCAGGCTAATGCCATGACCAGATTCACGTCACGCTCAACGATGTATTTGACTGCGCCCGGATCGCTTCCGCCGTGACCAGGGTCTATATATACTTTTGCCATGTTACGCCTCCTCTACGCAGATCGCCGTAATGCCATATGCCTTTGCTGCATCGTGTTCAAGCTTACATCCTCTTGCATCACGCCAACCTTTAGCAAAGTATGCGATGTCAGCATCCGAAAGCAGCTCAAGTGACTTCCCTAAAAACCACAGAGGTTTTGCGTCCGCCGGTGCACCTTGAAAAAATGAATCAATTACCTCCACAGGCTCCCCAAGACACCTTTGCGCACTATCAATCGCCTGTTCTCTTTCACGAAGTATTTCCTCATCGCTTTTGCCCTTCATGGGCTGTGATATAAAAAGTTTCTTCATTATTTTTCCTCCACTTCCGGCAGCCCTGCCACCGATGTTAAAATAGACAGCAACCCTGCCATCACCGTCGCGGATCCCACCATAACCCAATTTGTTTCTGTAATCATTGTGGATGCTCCAATCGTAGCGATGGCTGCCTGCGCCATTGTCTTTACAGCTCTTATACCTGCTGCTTTCCACCATTCTTTACTCTTAAGTGTTTTCATTTAATCACCGTATCCTTTCGTGTATACTCATAATAAATCTCGTCACCATTTCCTGGTAATATTACCGTCCCGGCTTTGAATATCTTTCCTGCGACTTCGACATCTTTGTGCAGCTGTACTACATTATTTATACTGTTAATGCTGATAGTCGCGCTGCCATCGTCATTTACGTATATCGTATACCCTACAGCAACGGCAGGTTTCGGCGTAGTCATAAACAGAAACGCCGCTGCAGCTATGACTAGCATTGCAACAACACATATCGCAATCACTAGCCTTTTATGCTTTGACATGATAACCCTCCTTTTTTAAATAAAAAGTCAGCCTGTAATGGATGCCTAAAATTATTCAGTGTATAATTCCCAGCCGGCAGGATATTCTTCAGGTGACCATGTGTTGCCATCAATCAGCGATTTATACAGCTTTTCATTGTAGCTGACAATATCACCTTTGCTGTAGGCATCATGTGCTCCTGTCGGCTTGCTCCATATCGGATACCCCGCAGGATTCAATCCAATGGCAGTATACAATGCTGGTGTGGCATCTGGCTTCCAGTCTTCCTGTGAAGTGTGTGCCTGCACCACCTTATACAACTGTGGATCGCCTGTGCTGTTTTCGCCATATGAAAACATGTCCCCCACGGCATATGCCCTGCCGACTGCGTATGCTGGAAATACTGTTGCAACTTCCAGTGCTGCATCATCATCCAACGTCTGAACAAACAATTGCAATGCCCTTCGCAGCTGCTCTGCTGCCAATGCTTTATTGCTCATTGGTTTCACCCCCTGTACCAAGTATGATATTTAACAATTCTTCCGCCGTTGGTTCTGTCGGCTGCGGATCGGGCTTTGGCAGCGGATCGTGGATATATTCACCATCTACATATCGGTATTCTGTTACATCCCCGTCTGGGAATGAATCGACTACATTTTCATATGTTTGCCCTTCAAGGCAGTTACAAACTGACAATATTCGTCCGTTTTCTTCTAAATTTAAAGCGTACATTTATAACACCCCCTTTAACCCATAAATAAACAACGGTATACAAGCGGTCTTAATATTTGTTGGATATGTAGTATCAAAATTTATAAATGTAGCAGTGTTTGTAAAGTATCTTCTGTTGCCTTCGGCATTATCTATTATACCTCCACCGTTATTAACAGGTGAAATAATTGGTGGTATCATTCGTGTGTTCGATGATGTATTGTAATTAAATATAATCATGATATAATCGTACTCACTTAAATCCAATGTTATTTTCTGGTCAGAAAATGCGCTTGTCGAGCTTGCATTTTCCCAGAGTTTCGTCAACGATACGCCACCCAATGCTTTCAATGCTTCCACCGCTGTCGTTTTACCTGTGCCGCCTTTCGCTATAGGTAAGATATCATACGTGCCGCATGCTTTTACACCTAAATTTGTTCTTGCCTCAGCCGCTGTAGTTGCGCCTGTACCACCTTTGTTGACTGGCTGTATTTTCTCTTCTTCTGCAGCTATTCTAGCTTCTAACTGTCCAGCTACAGTACCACTCAACGCCGAATCAACTAAGTCTTGATACTGCTGATATAGTGCTCCTAACTGCGTTACATATGGAATAGCTGGTAATACCCTGCCACACAAGCTATCATCCATTCTTGTATCCAATATATTAGAAGCACTAATAGATGTTGCTCCTGCGGGTATTGTAATATCCGCTAAACCCAATTCCCAAAAGTTAGATTCACGCTGTAATGCTGGAGCTACAGGATTAGTGGCATTTGTACCTGTCTTTACATACACCATGATAGATCTGACATTTGTTGAGGTATTAAACCTAGCTACTATTCTGTCTATTCTTCTTAGTGTTGAGTTGGCCGCTTCTAATGACAATGTGATAGCGTTGTCATTATACGCCAAAGCTCCTTCAATGTGACAACCACCTTTAGATACTTTCACAGCCATCCCATTACCCGGAATTACTTGTAAATCATCATCTAATGATGATTCTATGAATACACCATTTGTATATCTCAATTTATTGAACTGACGTTCATTCTCAGCTGTTATCGCCCTATCATATACAGGCTGCTCAGCTGTGCCAGTATTTTGAGACTCAAATGGGTACGAATAAAAAGCCATATACTCTCCTTTCTATAAATTAAATAATTTTTAGTCCCCCTTCATATTTTATTATAATATACAATAACAAAAAAATATACAATTTATTGTCCTTTTCTTTTCCACACAGGCTCCATTGCATATCTAACCATGTCTATACTGTGATTATCTTTATCCGGCACATTAGAAGTTGCTTGCCCGTCTGGTGTGAGTTCATATTCATATTCATTGAATTCTTTTGCTGTTTCTGGACACCTTGTGGGATCTATAACTATAGCTACTAAAGATTGTAACCACTTTATTCCATACCGTACAGAATCCGGGCCTTTTTGAG